TGCCGTTAGAGTTACTCGTTTAGGATAGGTTACAGATTCGACGAGCTCGACAGCGGTTTGCTGGTCAAGGCTGGCCGATTCCAACAAGCCCTCGGCTGTGTGATTCAACCAAAGCTCCCTTTCATTGTCATAGGCAAAAAAGCTCGATTCATCGCAACTCAAAACAAAAATAAAAGGCAGCTTGTCGGCGTGTGTTTCGAGCTTGTAGAGTTGGCCAGCTTGCCGGGCTGTCGTTTGAAAGGCATCGAGCGTAATCTCTATGAGTTCGCCGGGCTTGAAGTAGTTCATTTTTTGCCCTGCTGGTAACGCTCAAAGGCTTTGGCTGCTTGTTCGGCAGATTCCCTAGTTTCAGCTTCGACAAGACGGCCAGCGTGTTCGTAGGCATCAAGTCCGAGATTCCCAACAAGGCTAAGAGCTTCGCCCAAATGCCAGAGTTCGAGATAACCGAGGCGAAGTTTTGCAAGGTCGGTTAGGGTTGTGCCTAGTTCTTCATCAGTCCAACCAATGAGGTCGAGAAACAAAGTAAAAGGGTTTTGCCCGAAGTCGTAGTTTGTGCTTAGTCGGTAAAGGTCGTTTATTGCTTCGAAGCGGTCGTTTTCAAGTAGTTGATCCGTTGTCTTTTCGTTCTCAAGCTCACGCCAGCTTTTCGCAGGCTGTGGGTTGTCTGTGTTCTGTGCCATTAGTTGCCCCAATGTTCGGCGTTTGAATCGGGCGGTTGCCCGACAAAAAAAACATAACAAAAAACCAAAAAAAAAGCAATAACCAACAAAAAGTGCAACGACACACCGAGCGAAGCGACTTTTTGATTTTGTCGCTAAAGGCTGCTTGACTTGTCGAAGTTGGCCAATCGGCCAGCTAAAAACCGAGTGATTGGATCACCAATGAACACACAAGAAACCGCACCTGGCAACGCTCCGGCGCTGTTCGACTTGCTCGAGGGCAGCAAAACGCACAGCGAGGTTTACTCCAAAGTATTTAGCAAAATGACAGGCAAGCCAGCAACCGATTTTCTGCCAAACCCAGGCGATGCGTTTGCGTTGGCGCAGCTCGACTTGGCGTTTGAAAACTTAGAAAAACTCGACGCTTTGCTAATGGAAGTTGCAGACCTAACTATTTTTGACATTCTGCACATTGACCAGACAGCTATTGCACAAGCGATTTTTGATGAATCAGGCAGAACGCTAGACGAACAAGCTAAAAACAAAGAACAAGAGTTCGAGCGTTACGCCTCGATAGCTGAAAAAGCAGAAGCTAAGAAGCTGAAAGTCTTTGAGATTCTAAGTGGAACGCTTTACCAGACCGAGGCAACCACAAAAGAGGAAGCTCTAAAGAAGTTTGAAGTCTGGTTCAACAACGAGGCTTGCGAAACTTGCACAGACACCTGTAAGTGCGTTTTTGAAGTTGAACCGCTAACAACCACGCTCGATTAGCCGAGCAGAGCTGGTGCTGGCTGCACTTTTTGAGCGTTCGATTCGTTCACAGCTCACAATCTCAACCGAGATTATCCCTAGAAAAAGGAGCGCAGACACAATGTCTGATGAACAGCAGCAACCAGATAAGCCGTATTTTGACTTTTTCACTTTGGGCGAGGCACAAGCCATTCTCAAAGGCTTAGAAATGGTCTATCCGATGCTCTCTATGATGCGACTACACGCTGAAGTAAGTGACAAAGACGAAAAGGATTTTGTTGCCGACCGCTTGCAAGATGTAATCAACCTAATCAAGCGTATGCAAGAATGGCCGGGCTTGATTGGTTCATTCCCAGGCGATAATGACGATGACGATGACGATGATTCTTGTGACTGTGGACACGATCACTAATGGTCAATGATGCAGACTGGGATTATGCAGAGCTCGGCCGTCTAAACGAGGGCGAGATTGCAGCCCTTTTGCGACAAGAGCGTGAGGTTGGATTTCGAAACGCAAATACTGTGACAAAAAACATCGTTTTGAAGTTATGTGATGCTGTGGAAAACAATCTAGGCTCAAAAGTAGCAAACGAGTGTGTGTCTATGGAAGATTTTGAGTTGGTGCACAACGCCATACGGATTTTGCTCGACCTCAGATCGCCCGATTATCACGAGATGCTAATGGCTTTGATTTGGCGCAGAGTTGAAGTTTTTTCGGTTATCCGAGCAACAGAAAGAGTGCGAAGCAAATGTAAAGATTATTTTGTGCTCCGAATCGTTCATAACCCTGCGAACGAAACACAAAAGCGCTTATCTCAATCCATCAAATGGTCTATTGCGAACGATAACCAAGAGTTTGAAATGTTCGGAAGCCAATCTGATCAAATACCACCAGAGGAACGACCTTGTTTGCTCAACGGCAACTACTGTTTTTTTTGCACACCCTAACCAACACTAAAAAACCCAAACAATAAGGAATAAATACCAAAAATGAAAACCACAACACCCAACTCTTTCACTATCTACACAAGTGATGTTCCCCAAACAACTTTTGAGCGACAAGTTTTTGTTGCCAAGTTTGGTGAGATTACAAAAATCGCTTCTCGATTGCTTGATCGCAACAGCAATAAGGCGGTTCGCAAAAGCTGGAACTTTGAATCGGCTGCGACTTTTGTTGCTTCGATCTCTGAAGCCGAACAACTAAAAACAGAACCAATCCAAAGCACTATGCGGGCTAACTTTGTGCAGAACTTCATAGTAGACAACAACCTAAACGCTGCCGGGCTAAAGGCTGTCAGAGAACTTATGGAAGCAAAACCTATGCTGATTAGCGTTTCTCTAAAAAAAGTTTTGTCTAGCCTTTTCGAGCAAACAAACCTTGAGTTTGAAACCGCTGAAATAGCAACACCTGCGCCGGACTTCGCAAACGCTTGGGCGACGCTTTCGATTCCAAAACCTGAGGCACTAACCAATGGCGTTTACTACCCTCGAATCGTTGAGAACAAGACGGAACAAGAATGGTATGAAACAGCGCTGGAGTGCAAAATGGCTGTGGCGATTTTTGGCGAAGCTGGAACAGGTAAAACTTCGAGTGCCGAGGCCGAAGCTGCAAGGCGTAAAGTGCCTTTTGTAGTTATGGAGTGCAACACAATGATCACAGACGAAAAGACCCAGGGGCGCTATGTTCCAACGGGTCGTGGCAACGAACTTGAATGGCGTTACAGCGAGTTTGCAACGGCACTAGGGCAAGAATCGGTTATTTTGCTCAACGAAGCCAGTCGTATGTCACCAAAGGCAAACGCCTTGTTTATGCGTGTGCTTGCCGAGGGTGAGTTGATTATTGACACGCACAAAAACGAGAAAATCACTAAGCACCCACGCTGTTTGATTATTGCCGATGCCAACCAAAACTATCGTGGCACGATGAACCCAGACCAAGCGTTCCTAGACCGCTTGCTAGTCAAGCTGGAGTTTCAGTATGACGAGGCGATTGAAGCAAAGTTTATCCCTAGCCCTAGTCTGTTAGAGCTGGCTAAAGAGATGCGCCGAGCTGCTGCAACAAACGGCAAGTTTTCGACACCGGTATCAACTCGCTTGCTAAAAACTTTTGTGTCTATCGCACAGAAACTTAGTTTTAGAGCGGCTGTCTACAACTTCACAAACAACTTCGATCTTGACGAGCGTTCAAGTCTAAAAATGATGTTTTCAACCTACGCCGAAGCTATTGCTTCTGAACTAGGTGCTGAAACAGAGGATTTTGAGCTATAAAATGCAACGGATTTCTTTAGATGATTTAGACGCAACCGATTTTTTTGATGCAGATGATTTTGACACATTACCTAGCGGTTGGCGTGGTTGCGTTGGTGGCCCGAATCTTTGGTCAGAACAAGAGCAGCTTCAGCGTGAGATGTTGTCAAAAATGGTGGCTGATGCTGAACGCTACGCAAGCGTTATTTCAAAGCGTGATGTATCTGCACACCTAATCAACAATGGTTCTGTTCCTGCTTTCAGCTCGGCGAGCTCGATTACTTTTGTTGCTGAAAAAATCGGACTTTTGACTGAACCCCACGAAGTCGCTGGAGTAAAAGGACTAACGCTGCACGAAGTGGCGCACATTATGTTTACCCCACGATCGCAGACACCTTTTGCTCAATGGGCGATCAACAATGCAAAACTTGCCTATCGAGTAGCGGAAGATGCTCGTATCGAACACTTGTTTTTGGGTCGTTTTGGTAGTTTTGTTTCGCCCTGGCTTATTGCTAGTTGTTTGCGATTTTTGTTGGCAGATGAAACCCACATCGTCGTTGCTTACCCTGTGATCGTTGGTCGCAAATACTTGCCTTTGGAAGTTAGACAAGCGGTCAGAAATGCCTACTTGTTTCCGGCAGATGCTTCGGCTATTCAGTCGCTAATCAACCGCTATCGAGTGCTTGTTTTTGACTCGCAAGAAGCGGTTGATGAAGCTAAGTTGGTTCTTGCAGAACTACAAGTGCTGCTTGAAAAGTTGCCGTTGATGCAAGACCCAAACGGCCACGAGCAAAGAAGCGATAGCGAACTTGAAACAAGTATCAGCAGACCATTAGCAGCAGACGAGCAAAACAAGGCTAAAGCAACGGCTGATAAACGAGGGTTCAAAGATACAACCGACATAAGCGAACAAACTCAAGTTGATAAAGATACAAAACAAAAACTTGAGCAGTATGGTCAAAAAGCAGAGTTATTGCCGCCTAATCAAGAGGGTGATGATCCTGCAAATGGCACAGGCGAGAATGACAGCAACAGCGAGGAATCAAGCAGCGTTAGTGGTCTTACTAAAAATGGTGATGCTAAAAATACTCTTGATCCTGCTGTAAAAGCGGAGTTTGCCAAGTTGTTTGACAGGATTCTTGACGAAAATCGAGCTGAAATCGCAAGCGACATAAAGTCGTGGGCAAAGCAGCAAGAGATTCAAGGCGGTATTGTCAAACCTATTGAGAAACACTATTACAGCGATAGCGTTCTTGACAACACTACTCACCTAATGGCTAAAAAGTTTGGGCAGCAACTTCAGGAGCTACGCTTACAACACGAACCGGGTTGGGATAAACGAGTGTCTAGCGGTCGAATCAACGCTGGCCGTTTATTGCGTGGCGCTGATCTTGATGAAGCCTTTGATCGTTTTGACGAGGGCAGAGATGATGCAACCGAGATCGAGTGCGTTATCTTGTTAGACAAATCGGGTTCTATGGGTGGCGCAAATGCTGATGCAGCTTATCGTGCTATGTATGCTGTCAAAAAAGGACTGCAAGCGTTACAAGCAAATACTACTGTTGTTCTGTTTGACCATTACACATACCTGCTTTACGAGGCTAAAGACAAAGTAAACAACAGCGTTCGAGATGCTGGTGCAAGCGGTGGAACAGATGCCACAGGAGCAGTAAATCACGCTCGCAGTCTACTTGCTTCTAGCAGTAAAGCTGTAAAAATGCTGCTAATGATCACAGACGGCGAATGGGGTCAGACACCACGCATTGACTTAGAGATTATGGAGTTGCGAAACTCGGGCGTTCTAACGGCGTTCTGTATGATTGGCGATAGCTTTTCAGACAGCACTCACAACGCTGAAATCTCTTTGCAAATAAAATCAGCTAAGGACATACTTGCATTAGCAAAGGGTCTAGTGAAGCTGGCTATCAAACGACAACTAACAAAATACTAAAAACCTAAAGTGCCTAGTGTCGTAATGGCACTAGGCACTTTTTTATCAAAAGGAGAAAATAAAAAATGCTAAATCAAGCGTTTCTAAAAGAACTAAGTGCATTAGAAAAAACTAACAAAACCGCTGTTTGGGCAGTAGTTAGGTCAGACCAAGCGTGGCGGGTAAACTCAAATGACGCAAAACACAAACAAGTAAAAGAGCAGCTATGCGAGTTGGCGGTGCTAGTGGACACAATAAAGCGTGATCCTGCTTATCACGCAATCAGAGACTGGAGCAGCAACCCTGATCCTGCACACGCCGCTGGTAACGCAAAGTCTTTTGGCTATCTATTCAAGAAAAAAATAAATGGTGTAGATTGCTACCGAGTAGTGCCGGTGCGTGACATTGTGGGTCAGGAAAGCGATCTTGTTGCTTGGTGGGCAGATACAGCGCTAAGAGATACTTTGGAATCAAGACGCAAAATGAAAATCGAAGTTGCCAGGGTTGATGCCCAAGCTGAAGTTGAAAACATAAAGAAAAAGATTGAGGCAAACATCAGAGAAATGACCGACAATCTAGTAGACGGATTGGGTGAAAAGTTGATTATCAAACCAGATGTTAGTATGACTTTTGAAAGCAAAGACACCGCTGATAAAAAAGATGTTGAAATCCAGGTTATCTTTAGTGATCCGAAATGTGACATTACATTGAGCTACGAGCAATACCAGCAAATGCTTGAAGTTTTGATGAGATACAAAGACCTAACAGAGCTTGGGTTAGTGGCCTAGAGAGGCCGTAGAAGCCCGATAAGAAGCCCTTAGCAGCAAGTCTGCTAAGGGTTTTTTATTGCCTGAAATCGGCGCACAGGAAGCTGATTACAGCGACATACCACAAGAATAAAAAAATCTTTGTAAAGACACGCCAAGATGCTTGACAAATACTTACCGAGGTAAGTATTCTATTCGTATGCAAACATTCCTCACGATCGCAAGCACAGACTATGCAGCAACGGCCAGGACACTAGACAACAAACGCTTGAATAAGCAAGCTCTGGAAGCGTGGCAAATCCTAATGAACCTAACCAAGCTAGACCCGGCTGGTGATTACCGAGAACCTAGAGGCTGGAGCAATCACCCGGCCGTCAAGATGTGGAGAGGTAGCGAGGGTAAGTTACTTGAATACATTTTGGCTATGGTCAAAGAGTGGCAAGATCGTGGCTATAACAGCACCATAGGAGATAAGGCCATAGCAACCTACGAGAGAGCTGTTCAGCTAGGGCTAGTGGGGCAAGAAGCTGACGAGCTGCCAAAATGGCAAAGCAACCAAGACAAGTTTGAAGCTATTACAAAGACACACCGACAAGCACTTTTAGTCAAAGACTATGAGTGGTATTCGCAGTTTGTTTGGGAAGAAGATCTCGGATACAAGCAAGATTCTTATGAGTATGTTTGGGCATAAAAGCAAAGCACTACCAAAAGACAACCAAAAATGTCACAGCAGTATGACAAGATAAACCAATAGAAAGGAAGCACAAAATGCTAACAGTAGAAGAATACATAAAACAACTAGAAGCCCTACCAAAAGACGAGGTGATTCTTGTTCCAATGATTTGGACAAAAGCCATAGCAGAAGAAGAACTACTAAATGCAACAGAACTAGAAGTTGTTCTTACAAATGAACAATGGGAAAAAGCAGTAGAGATCTATGAAGCAAATTACTATGCTGATTACGAGTTTATGGTTGAAGCTGTTCAGCAAGTCATTGGTGCAAAATACAACAGTGAAACATACGAGTGGAAAATAGGAGAATAAAAATGATCGAACTAACATTTGATAGCTGGGAAGATTTTGACAAAGCAATACCAAAAGTGGTTGCTTTAGCAGAAGCCTTATCAGAAGCCCTACCAAAAGACAAAGAAATAGAAGCCCTACCAAAAGGATCACTAGATAACTAATGAACACAGAACTAAACAAAGATCAGATTGCTGAACTAGTAGCAGTAGGTATCAAGCACGAACGAGAGCGTATCATCAAGTTGATTCAAGAGTGGATCAACAATGACGATGCAGACTTCCAAGAAATGTTTGCTCAAGTAAAGAAAGGAGCATAATCAAATGGCTGAAATTGAATGCCCTGAGTGCGGAGAAATCTGCACTCAGGAAGAACTAGATCAGTGGGAAATGTGCCACGACTGCGACAACTCTCAATGTGAAGAGTGTGGCTTGTTCGAGGGTCACGAAAAGTATTGTGCTGTCGGTCTTTGGGAATACTTAGACAATGCAGAATAAAGGAGACTAACTAATGGATTTATTTTTAGGAGTATGCCTAATAGTTTTATTTGCTATTTGGTTTATTATAAAAGGAATTAAATAAATGAATAAAAATATGGAAGAATACAACAAAGGTGTATTAGATGGAACTCTTGCAGAAAGAGAACGCATTATCAAATACCTTATGGACAAAAATGTTTTGCGTGAAGCTTACTTTTACGAAGGCCTAGTTGCTATGGATATTGACGGTAACACCGGCATTGATCTTGATAAAAAGTTAGGTGGGGAATAAATGTACACCAAATTTTGGCAAGTAAAAAAACAAGATGAAGTTGTAAATATTTCTTTTGTTACTAAAAAATCAGCACTTTTATGGATTGCTGACCAATCAAATCCTGAAGAATACGAAATAATGAAAGTGAGTATGTAATGTCTATATACGAAGATGGTGGCTCAATAAAAGGATCTGGTGTTGATGCTTTTGAGTTTGAGTATGGTAACTTTACTTGTAAAAATGAAGAATGTTTGCTAGATAACTATGATGCTGTTGCTTATGGCAATGATTGGGGTTACTGGGAAGTAACCTGTGAAGAGTGCGACGTGCTTCACGACAGTGGAACTCGTAATACGCCGGAAGAGGAGGAGTGGTGGTAATGAATCTTCTTATTGATATTTTAGATAGTGAAAAAGCACTGTGCACCCAAGAAAATCCTGATGTTTTCTTTGAAGAAGAAGATGTTGAAACTACTCTTTATGCAAAACTTGTTTGTTCAGGATGTTCTCTTGTAGAAACCTGTATTGACAAGGCTATGCAAATTGATGATACTCAAGGAGTATGGGGAGGTAGCACTACACAGGAAAGATTATTGTTTAGAAAAAAACCTGAATACAAGGAGCTTCATATAGTTATGCTTCGTAAGTATGAGGGCGAAAAAAGTGTTCTAAACATTATTCGCAAATAGAAAAAGCCCCTAGCCATAAACTAGGGGCTTTTTACTATCTGTTACTGATTGTCTTTGATTAGTTTAATTTCACAAGCGTCTGTAGTGCAATAGGCCTCGCCAACAGCGTCAATAGCCAATCCAGCATATACACCGGCAAAATCAATCGGGAATAGCTGATTGCCATACTCGGTGTATTCTTCTTCAGTGATTTGTGTATAAGGCATCTGTGGGTAAACAGTATTGCCCATTGGCAAGAATGATACAGTCTTTAGCTGACCATCGTACATATGGAGCACAGTTCCAACCGCATTTGCTTCTTGAACAGCATCAAAAGTTACTGTTACTGATACAGAGTTGTCTGACCAGTAACGCTGTGCAGTTGCTGCTAGTGCAATTTTTTCGTAAATACTGACTTCTTTTTCAGATCTACTTGCACCACTTTTGATAGGGAAAAATACAACAGAGGTAGTTTCAGGAGATTCTGAAGCAGGTTCAACACGATACTGGGCCATCTTGAAAAGAGGAAGCATAGGATCGTTATTACCAAAACGAATTGCACGAAGGAAATGCTTGCCACCAGCAGTCCAGTGAACACCAGGACTTTCTCCAGCAAGAATAGACACAGTTCCTGAAGGTTTTACAGTAGTCATTTTGATAGATTCACGAACACCAAGCCACTCGGAATAGGTTGTGTCATAAGCTCTAACTACAGCATAACCTTCATCCATCCACTGACGAAGCACTGGTAGGCCTTTTTCATCTGCAAAGTTTGCTACACCTGAAACTGAAGTTCCAATACGGCGGTTGCGTTGCATAATAGCGTTGGTTTCTTCCCAGTGAGTTGGGAGCAGTGTTACAGTCTTGGCATATAGGTAGGCAAATTTTAGTGTGCGTTTAAAATCTTCCAATGATTCGTGACGATTCAAGTAAGTTTCTACTAATGTACACATCTCAAATGATTCTAGCGATTGTTCAGCACAAGGATTGTAACCAACTACTCGCCAGTCTTTATTGTTTGGAGCATCTGCCAAACGACTATAAGCACGAGAAGTATCCATCCAAATAACACCAGGTTCACCATTACGAACGATACCATCAACAATAGGTTCAAAATCAGTTCCAACTGTTACTTCGACAGAGTTGTTTGACATCCAACCCCATCCCGGTGTTTCAGGATCATAGGAGTTACGTTCTGGAAACTTTTCTGCATTTTTTAGATTTAAGAAGTTTTCATCATCAATACGACCAATCAACAACTCTGCTGAACGACGCACGTTACCTGAAACTACACAACGACCAATCAAGTTACCAATATCGGCAATATCTACACCAGTAAGTAGTTGGCCTTTGCGTCCACGAAAAATATCACGAATTTTTGCGTGTAATGCAAACAATGGATCTGGGCCACTTGCTGTTCCACCAAAAGTAGCAATTGGAGTTCCATATGGCCTAATCTGGTCATAGTTAAATTCCCAAATAGGTTGATCTGGCTTTAGATAGGAGTTGATTAGTGCAACAGTTGATTCTTGCCAACCTTCACGAGTGTCAGGAATGTCATAGTTTTGAAAACCGTGAGGTTCATAAATCTCAAATCCTTTGTCTGCACCTTTATCGTCAAAACCTACGCCAACACCCAACATTGATGCTTCCATCAAAAATGCAAATGGTTTACCTGGATTTTGCTTAGTCATTTCATTAGTAGAAACAAACGCACAGTTCTGCAAAGCAGCTGAGTTTTTTTGAGTATTTACAATGTCTGTACCCATCACCCACAAACCACGACCCGGTGGTGTCCACTTTAAATTAAACAAACGATCAAATGCTTCTTTTGCACTTGCTGCTGCTTTTGCGTCTGACCAAGGCAATCGGTTTTGTTTAGCGTGGTCTTTTTGTAGTGAATACATTCCATTAATAACACGTGCGCAAACATCTACCCAAGTTTCTTTAGTTCCATCTTCTTTTAGACGGGAATATGTGCGAAGAAAAGTAATTTCACCAACTGAGTTGCCTGCGACATCTGAATAACCAAATGGAGGTTTCTTATCCTTATATCCTGAAACAAAATCATCAGAAAGTTTAAAGGAAAAATTAGTCATAAATAGACCAGCTCTTTTCTATTAGATAGGTATGCCCAGTATTTCTACTGGGCATAAATTGTTGTTGGAGTTCTACTCTACACTATTTTTTTGTATCTTTTTTTGAGGCATAAAAAGTATTTTTTGTGGGTATTAATATGAAAAAATTTATAGTATTTTTGGGTAAAAATTGCTAGAGATATATTTCAATATATAAATACTCTTATTATCAGATAATATTAGTCAATAGTTTTTTTGATAATCATTGTTGTTTGATCTTCAGAAATGGGTTGTTGTGCGTCTTTTATTGCCTGCACTCTATCCCCAAATAATCTAGTTAAAACACCTTGACTTGCATCTCTTTGTGCAGTAATTTGAATAAACTCTTTTTGTTCATCTAATGACTTTAATTTCTCTAACATTTTAAAATATCTGTCCATTTCTTGTGACAAATTTGGATCTGCGTATCCACCATTTAATTCTTCTGAATACCGCATAAATGCTACTCTTTGGGCTTGCATTTCTAGCAAAGTAGTATTTAATGCACGTAGTTGTTCTGGTGTTTTTACTTCTACTGGAAGGTTAAACGCACAAGTATTATTTTCTTTAAATGCGGGGCAGTTTGATGCAATAAAGCACGTATTACACTGCCTTAATGTGACATTATTTGAGTTTACAATTGGGATATCTTTTAATACATCTTGACCATTTTCATTTTCTACAATGGTCTTCATTTGATACCCAAAAACAGGCATAGAAGTCATTTCTTGAGGGTCTCTTTGAACCACTTCAGTGCGTTCAACTTTCCGCATCTCTGACCCACTGTTATTAGAACCACCTATGCCAGTTTCCATCAAACTGGTGTATAGGGTATCATCACTGTTATCAGATACTTTGTCACCTTTTATGAGTTTTAGATCTGGTTTATCTTTATCCATTTTTGCTTCTAACTGTAGGTATGACCAAATAGCAACTTTTGTTGCTTCTAGGGTGTCATCATTAATAAATTTTTGAAAATCTAATCCTGCTTTAGTTACTATATTTTGATAACGTTTACGGGCTTGATCTTTCATTGACTTTGGATATCGGACTAACTTAGTGCCATCCCAAATAATAGTTTCACCTCTACGCATTGGTGATAACCAACTAAGTGTGCTTGTAGTACTAAACGGTATTTGTCGTAAATTATCTGGTTTTACACTTGCTAAGGCGTGAAATTTAACGTCATATTTTCTAGATAAATTTTGAGTAATACCGGCTAGTGCTAGTGATGATTCAATTGCATTATTTGGAATTGCAATATTAGAGTATTCCTCTGACCATTTGTGCAGTAACATTGTGCCGTAAATATCGTGCCATACTACCCACATCTTTGGGTCATCTTGAAACGCTGCACGTTGCTGCATAATCCAGGGTAATCCCAATGATTGTGAATCAAACTCTACCCAACCTTCAATACGATCATAGTTTATTGCAATAAACTCTTCGTAATCTGCTGCGTATTCTTCTAATTCTCTTTGTGATAATCCTGCTTTATCTGCTTGTAGTGCACCAGAATCTACCCAAATTTTAAAATTATCTTCAAAATGTTCTGAAATGTAATATTCTTTAGTCTTTGGTAGGCCACGTTTTTTTAATCCCCAATAACTAACCATTACATTAGTTGCATTACTTTTGTGCAATAATAACCTATTACTAGGTATCTCTGTTCCACCAAATATAATCACTCGAACGACACTCCTTCGCTACGAGTTAATCTTGCATCTTGTGTTCTTGCAATATTTTGACGCTCAATTGCTTGTTCAATATCATTCCATGCCCTTAGTTTTTTAGGTGCATCTGGCCTAAACTCTGGCCTAGTGTATGATGGAACACCAAACATAATTGATGGAATACCTTGCTCAAATGCAAATGCCCATAACTTTGGATTATTAGTGATGAGTAGGTCTACTCTACCTAAACTTCTAGCGACCATTACTTGGCGTTCTGCTAGTTCTTCGCCTTCTAGGCGGTATGATGAGTCAATAATTCCATCATAATCAACAATTTTGTTGATATCTAACCACTGCTCTAATTGTTGCCGGGGATCTGATGACATTAAAAAAATTTGATTAAATGCAGTTAATGTTCCTATTAAAACAATACCAGTGGCAATTGGATCTTCATTTGATCCTTTTAGTACTCCGTTTATATCTACTAATATTTTCATTTGTTATTAGCCTTTAATCCTCATAACAATCGCATTTGCAGTTATCTTCTACGCAAATTCCGTGGTATAGTTCATGGCCACATTTGTGGCAAGTGTCACTAAATGACATTAATTATTCCTATAAGTTGCTGCTCGTCTAATTAGAGTATTTGTATCTGGCAAATTTACTCCATAATTTGGCATTTTATTATCAAAATCTTTTTTGATATTCTTTAATAAATCAATAGTTCCTGAGCTTTTACCTGCTTGCCAACGATAATTGTGGAAATCAGAATAACCTTCACCCGTTGGTGAAAATGCTAGGCTACGATTATTATGAATCTCATCATATAATGCGGACGCTTGTTGTCCTGCTAAATTTAATTTAGTTTCTGCGTTACGTTTATTTGCATCATTTCTTGACAAACTAATGTCTTGAAGTGCTTGGCTGTAACGTGCTGATAGTTGCGTTGCAACTGAATTATCGGATGACGATACTGATTCCCATGCCGGGTTACTTGGTGCAGCTCTATTTGGATCTGGGTGAACAGTCCATTCATCATATTTTAAATCATATGCTGCATATGGCTTAATGTTACGAATATCTGTTCCAGTTGGGTTTACATAAAATGTGAGTTCAAACCCATTCCAGTTGGATGTTTGTGGCTGTAGTTCATCTCTAAAATCTGAATTGATTTGTTGACTAATTTCTGCATCAGACAATCCACGATATTCTGGGTTTGCTTTGCGAAATTGTTCAAAATTTACTCCAACTAAACAATCTAAGTCTTTTGGAGTTCTGTTGGCTGACCATTGATAAGATACCCCACTACCTGCTAACCAAGGATGTGCCCATAAATCTGCATGACGATAATGTTTATCTAAAAACCCATACAGCAAACTATTGATTCCAGTTTTGATCCCAGAATGCAAAGACCTACCCTGGAACAACACAGGATCCAGGGTAGGTGCAGGTAGGCTAAAATACGAAGTGGAGTAGCTACCTAAATTATTCATAGGAATAGTTTAGGCGGTTTCAGCACTGCTTTCTGGCTGAATTCCACGCTCTTTTAGGGCATCTGAAACAACACTTGAAGTTGATGGCTGTTGCTGAGAAGCCATTACTTGCAACCAAGTGCCTACAATACGATCAGTTAATTGTTGGTTTTTAATTTCAGTAATAATATCTTGAGATACTTTGTAAACATCGTTTACATTTGCATTTCTAGACCCTTTTAGTGGGGTGTCTAGCTGCTCTAGTTCTGCTCGAAAGGTACCGTCTGTGTGAATAACAATTGCAATAACTGTTTCAATTTCTTTTTCGTTTTCGTTATTTTCCATTTTTCTTTCCTAGTTATACATGCCACGCATAGCACGTTGTTTTGTTACTATTACACTTTGCATTGGACAAAAATTACATAGATAAATTTTTGGTAATGCTGCATCTTTGGGTGCTTCTAATCCAGCAGATTTGCGTTCTTTTGCAGTTTTTGGAAGTAATCGCTTACTTTCAGTTCTGTAATCTGCGCAATTATCTTCTGGCCTTAGATGATAAGTATAGCACGACATTGCATCTTCTGCAAATTGCATTTTAGTACTATAAAAATCGCCTTCTTCAGTCATTGCATCAAGGCCGGTTACTCCTGTGCCTTTTAGTTGATTAATGATTTCTTTACGATTGCTAGTATTTGCCCATACTTTTACAGGCAAAATAAACATTTTACCTTGATGCCTTAAACCTGAAGGAAACTCATGTTTTTCTACTGTCATTTCAAGTAGAATATCTGTTTCAGAAGGCCCATCATGTGGAGGTAATTCATCGATGCTATTGCATACAAAACACAGTAATAGCCTAATTACCGGTCCGCTGTGTTCAAATTCACGTTTACCAATTAATGGTGCTTCCGCCATTTAGTAGTCCTTATTATTATTATTTGTTATTATTTTCCTGGGTTAACTGATGCTGTTACTGGGTAATCGCTAGTAATAAACCCATATCCATAAAATGGGTGTAGTGACTGACGATTGTCTACGGTCTTTTCGTGACCATTAAAGTCTAGTACTTCAGTGTCTGGGCGTACTTTACGGTATTTGCCGTCAGTAGCACCTTCATCAAGGCTTGCGTTCATTGAACGACTAGTATTTACTGCCATGGTTATTTCCTTCTTGACAATTTATTTGTATAACAAGGGTAACATAATCCTTTGTAATACAAATATTCTACTGGATTAGTAATAATTCCGCATTGTGGACATGGATGTGATCCACTATTATTTGCGATATTTTGTGCAATTTGCCAGGCTTGTAACTCTAGCGTTTCTCCGCCATCACCATCAAACATTAGTTAGCTCCTAGATCATTTCTACTACTACCAGAATAACCTGCTGGGCTACCGCTGTACCAACTAACTCGTGGTTCTGTGTAAACTCTATCTACTGAAACTATATCATCAATAGTAGGTTGTAATCGTTCTCCCCACCCAAATCGTGGTGGAAATAAACGAATTTGAGGAAGTGGTGGTCTAACCATTTCTTGTAACTGAGCACCGGGAATAGTTGCTGCCATCAACGCTTGTTGGGTTAAACGTTCCATATTAGTTGCCCATGGGCCGGTGTATGATTGTGGTGGTAAACCTGTAGCATTAAATCCATTACTACGCCAAGGTTTTGTGTAATCATAGTTACCATCAACAGCAGCTCTCACGTTATCTCCAAACTGGTTTTAGATAAGAAAGTGCGTTTGCTCTTTGCACGTTAATAGTAGTGGGTGAATTTGCAACAGTGTTTGCTTTACCATCATTTACTAAATGAGGTGCTGGTACTAATGCAATATTTAATCCTGCTTTAGGTGTCATATACACACGAACACCATCATCATTTATTAATTTAGCTTTTTCTTGTCGTCTAATACCCATCATCGCATTAAACTCTGGTGACCAGTAATATGCATTTGGCTCAATACGTTCACCTTTGTGAACACCACGTTGATATGATTTTTGATTTACACGATTTTTAATGGAATCTAATAAACGGTCATCTCTACGAGATCTAATTGTTCCAAGATAGCCGTCAGGATATTCTGCAGATGGAACACGTCCTGTACCAATACGGATAGCATCCAAATCACCACGAGCAACTGGTACTCCTTGGCCACCTTGGTTATTATACCCATAAAACCCATTACCACCAAGAGATTGCCAGTTTTGGTTGGGAGTAAAGTTATTTACTGCACCTGCCATTTTATTGCCTTAACCTTGTGGTTGTTCAGAATCTGGAACACCAATTGCTGATGGAGGTGCCATTCTTATAGTACCTCCACCAAACTGCATGAATGAACCTACTTGAGCACCGGCAGTATTTAGCGTGTTTCTCCAAGTCATGGCTTTGCCGGGACTTGTGCGGTTTACTTCACTATATGGGTCAACTTCTGTAGTTGGGCTATTAGTGCGATTAAGCGCAAACTCTGATCCTGGATCAGGATTAGGTGTGCCATATTTACTGGCTGATTGACTATCAGTAAGTAGGTTTCCACTCATAGGTGTTACCTACTTAAAACATGCTTGCTTGTTCACCTGCATAGAAGTTAGGGGCCTGACGACCCATAACACTAGGAACAATTTTGGCATTTGCCATTGTTGCACCTGCAGATGGGTCAATACTTGCACCTAAACCAGCTTTTACAGTGTATGCTGCCCCTAAACGTTCTCCACCAACATTTAGTACTGGGGTACGTCTAGGTCCTTTACTACCTGGGTCAACAGGATCTCCAGATTGAGTGTTCTTTTTTGGCATTAAATTACCGGCAAAAGTTGAAGGAGTAAGTGCACCTAGTGGAATACGTGCACTACCTGCACTAATTGCGTTTTGGTAGGCTTCATCTGAAGTTTGGTGATTACGAGTCATGCTTTTACCTGCTGCTTCTAGTGAGTTTGATGGGGTACCGTTACGACGTCTCATGCCGTGACCAATACTATATGGTGTTGCCATTTTGGCTCCTTTATCTCTATATAAGAGTAAATCTTTTTTAGCTTGCAGACACTGCAAACACAATTGCAGAAATTTCACCATCTCGTGATTCAATAGTTGCAAATCCAACTTTAAATACTAAATCCATTCCACGAGGTGCTACATACCCACGAGAAATTGCCAATGCTTTTACTGCTTGGTTTACTGCTCCTGCACCAACTGCTCGTAGTTTTACTTGTTTATTATCATAAATTGCATGTGCAATTGCTGATGCTACGGATTGGGGGTTTGAACTTGCCGATACTCGTAAAAATGGTTCTTCATTTGAGGATGGCAAAATGTTTTCTTCGGTCATTGTGATCCTTATTATCGATATTGTAAAACATCCTCAACAATAAGGATAAACGCATTAATGCATTGTGTCTCGGTATTTAACGTCTTTTATTTGTTCTATAATTGTTTTTTCTGTAGAATCAATCGCAATACCGGCAGCTAATCTTGCTAATGCATACGCATCTGCTGCGTTGTCATCTGCAAACTCTACTCCCCATCGTTTGTAGATTTGTAGCAACATTTCTTGTTTTTTAGAGGTGCCTTTACCTGATGCATATTTCTTTAGGGTCATTGGTGGGACTTGTAATGGGAGTATACTTTGTTTTAATAATGCTAGTTTTACTGTGGCAGATAACTCTCCCATAACTAAGGCAGAATGAGAAGCTAAAACTGTACCTTCCATGGCAACGTCTTTAACTTTCCATCCACGAATGCCACACTCAGTAAACTTGCCATCTATAAACATTGTTATGTCTAATAGTCTTTGGACACCTTTATAAACAGATTTATACACCCAAGTAATATGTTCTGTTGGGTTTCTAACGGACACAATAGAAAATGCAAACCCTGTAAGTGATTGGTCTATGCCTATTGCTACTTCTTGTGGGTCTACTAGTCCATTAAAAAATTCTTTAATTGGCATCGCTTAACTTTTGAACAATGTGTATTGCAGCACTAATACCGTCAAGGTATTCTTTGTCGACCATCATAGGCTCACTTACACGTTTAATCTCTTCACTAAGAAGATTTAAAATTATAATACGTTCCGTCCTGCGCCCACGAGCAATACCTTGAGCAAAGTCACTGGTCTCGTATACACGGTTTAGTGGTTCTTGGTTACGAACATACTCCATTGACTGTTCCCAAGCTGCTTGACGTTCTTCTGGGGTTAGTTGAGAGTCAGTTATTTCACCGATGGTGCCAATTGGTTTTGGCTGTGTGTAGTTAGTTGTTTCTTCTTGGTTCATTTATTTTCTCCATTTTCAATCTTTTTCCTGCGAGCAACTGACTTGTTTTTTGGTTTTTCTGTATTAACCCATGGCTCTGAGTGAAGAACTTCTTGCCATTTCTTTTTTCTCAAATAAATTGTAAAAATGTGTTTAGTAGTTCCCAAATCAATCCTAAACCAGAGTGGGCTCATGTACGACTTTATGTTTGTTCGCTCATCAATTTCCCATCTGACTGGGTGAATATCTAAACTAATCTTGTATTTAGAACCTTTCCAGTTAACCCAAACGGCGTCTTGACGGTTCACTACAAAACGACCAATAACTACCTGCCGTAATCCGTCACTACGTAGGTAGCTTACGCCAGGAAATGGCTTGCGTAGTAAATAATTGTCGGTCATTTGTTTTCTCCTAGGGTTTTAGCGTGTTTAACAAATACTGGGTATAGGTCAGGGTTAATAGCACAAGCTAACATTAGCAGAGCTGTGCTTACCCAAAAGATAGGCAGTGAAATTACTAGTTGAATAACTTTCAACAATGTCTTCATAGCTGTTCACCTTTTTGAATTTTTTTCCTACGAGCAACTGATTTAGTTTGAGGCTCGTCTTTCAAAGACAAAAAGTGCTGAAGGCGCTGACGGTTGTATTCAGACCATGGGTCGTTTAGAGCCATAAGGTCTAACTTCATTTTCATGTACTTGATAGCGTCTTTGCTATAGAACTCTCCCTCTTTTGCAGGGCGTAGAGGACCTTTTCTGTCAAACCAACTCCACTTGATTACAAACAGCCATTGTTTCACTGTTTTTGGTTGAATGAACTCTCGTAGGGTGTGGCGAGATTTTGTCATGCGAGTTAGGTACTTGTTTGTTTCATCGTTGTTCATTTGTTTTCTCCTTTGATAAGTTTGGTGTGGTGGCGAACAGCCTTGCATCCTGTGTGAGATTGCATCAGTTTAAATTTACGACAATAAGGGTTTTGACAAGCCAAGTTGTCTAGCAGTTTGATAATGCGTTCTTCAACTTTTTCAACCCAACGACAAATGCACTGGTCTTTGTCATATTTCCATTTTTCATCACACTCAGGCTTGTGGTTCATTTGTTCCCTCGTCTTGTTTAGCTACACGAGCTGCTACTTCTTCGTCAGTCATACGAAGGTCTGAGTACAAAAGCCACATAATGTTTGCTGGTGTGCAGCTTGGCTTGTAGTAGTAAACATCTAGAATCTGTTGAACAGCGTCTAGAATCCGCTCACGTTCTTGTTGCACTGCTGGCTTAGGCTCTGCAGCGTGAGGTTTATCCCAGTAGTGCTTGATGATATCGAAGTAATCTTTACTCATTAGGCCACTGACCGTCTAGCACCATCATCGCAATGATTGCATAGTTAGCGAGGTCTAGGAAAGAATCCTTGAGACTTTCATTTTCTGGGTTAGCCCCTGAGTCAACTAGGTTATTAATACGAGCCAGTTTATCCCACATACGAACACGAAGGCCGTTAAGCGGTCCGCCTGGGCTTAGTGAGATGTTTTTTGGTCCGTAGTCAGCGTGTTTTTTTAGTAGTACGTGTTCAGCTTGAGCAAACTGTTGAGCAAGGTCATCTTTAAACTGTAGGTGGGGGATAATTTCATCAGGTAAAGTTGTTTGCTCTGTGTATAGTGATGCCATTTGTGCCATTATATATTCCTTTTAAAATCGTTTGATCTACGAGTAATTTCTCTTGAAACTAGTAATAAATCACGCTCATGATTATTTAGTAGCATCTCTACTAATTTACGATAAGCATATTTTTCTTCATACTGGTTATCAAGTTCAATAATTTCTGGACTAATTGCTACTTCAGCTTTAATAGCAGTTACACGTTCACCTTTTGCTTGAGCTCCCATACGGCGAATTAACATCGTACTTTCTAAGAATTCTTTCTTTTTTAAAGATGCACGTTCTTCTAACTGAGCCATTGTAAGCTGTGAGTTAATGTAATCAGTCCATGCAGTTAGTTGAGTAAATAATCTTCCCAGCTCTTCTGATCCAATATCAGTAATATCTGAAGGCAAAGTTACTTGATCTTCTGATGGTTTGTAGAAGTGTATTCCCCATTCATTAAATTTTTCTAATGCACTCATTTACTACTCCTTATATGGGTCACATTGTTTGCAAGTACCACTTGGGTTGTTGGTACATTCTGGAACAACTCCTGCATTTACTGAGTCTACCACAACTTTTGCTTTGTCAAAAATGTGTTCTACTAAACCAAAGTCAGCTTTTACTGGCTCAAATTCACGGTAATCTTGGTCTGCTTTTAGTTCATAAAGGAAAATAATTTCAGTAACTTCTTCGTGACCCATACGTTTCATAAGTTCTAAGTACATTTGACCTTGAAGAATGTGACTTGAAAATGGACGTTTAATTGCTTTCCATGCCTTCATAAAGTCACCATCAGCTTCTTTCATTAGTTCTGGAGCTTCAAAACGTAATGTACCGGGACCCACTGATTTAATTTCAATTAGTGCATCACCTTGTGAATCTTTAATCCATCCATCAGTATGGCCTTTAATTCGTAAAGAATCATCTGAGAGAGTTACCTCTGCATAAATAAGGTCTGGTTTTCCGCATCGATCGCAGGACTCTGGAGAAGTTCCCCAAGTAATCCAATGACAGGCTTGGCATTTAAATTGACCATGCAAAATGCCCATTTCTTGAAAATATCCTTGCCATTTAGAGTGAACAGCATGGCCGGTATCAAATACAGACTGTAATTTTAACGGAGGTTTTTCTGCAATTTTTGTTTCTCCATTTAGTAAAAAGTAAGATCCTCGCATACACCAATCTTTTTTTATAATTTCTGAAGGATGTAGTACAGTAGTACTTCGATTACCCGGAGGTCGTTGTAGCAAGTGTCGTTCTAAATTTCCAATAAGTCTGGTGTTAGTTTTTTTAGCGTCTAAAAAACGCTTTAGTTCTGAGCTCATTTATTCCTTATGTTTAGTGTTAGTACAAATTCTTCTAAAGACATTTTGCCTTTTTTGGTTTTTTGCCATTTTCTTATTAAAGCATTTCTTTCTCTGTGGGACATTCCTCCCCAAATTCCATGCTGTGTGTCAGTTTCAATTGCTTCCCATAAACAAATATTTTTTACAGGACATGGGGTTGTGCCATTTTCTCCAAAACAATACTTTTTAGCTTGTGTTGCTATTTTTTTATATAAAGACTTATCTCTTGGTGGAAAAAATAGCTCAGTGTCTGCTCCTTCACAAGCAGCTTTGTGCCACCACCTCAGATCGTCATCAGAGTCTTTGTTCATTTAACTCATTCCATAATTCTAAAAAGTCTGTTTCTAATAGTATAACGTAATCTTCGCCGTCAAGATGAATGCCAAATATAGGCAATCTTCCATCCATAATTGCTTCTAAAGTTATTTTTTTGAGTTCAACAGACTGAATGGTTTTGGATTTTTTTCCCGTCCATTTATGCTCGACCAGGAGCCCTTCTGAGCGTACATCTCCTTTTCCTGACCAAAAAGCACCACTTGCTGCTTGTGTTCTTCCTCCAATTGCTTTTGCAATTCGTTTTTCGTGTTTTTGACTTTGTTTTTGTCCTTCACTCTTCATTTGGCTCTTTTTTAAAATCTTCTGTCAAAGTAATTTTTCCTTCTTTATATGCCTTTATAATTCGTGGAACTAAAAAGTAAAGTTGCTCTCTTGTGTAACAAGTGTCACATCCACAAAAAGGTTGACCTGAAAGAGTTTCAAAATTAGTAGATAAAGTGATAGTAAATGAGTCTTTAATCCATTCATTATCTTCATCAAATTCAATTTGATTTAAAATGTCTTCTTCTAATGATTCTTCACAATTGGCCATATAGATATTAAAATCATGTTCTAAAATCATTCCCCATTCAAAATCTAAAATTTGAAATTCAGGATCACTCATCTTCTTCTACTCCTGCAAAAGTATCTGGGGTTGAAAGCACTAATTCTCTAAGTTCTTCAAATAGATCTAAATCTTCTCGCACTGAGTTAGCAAATGCTGCTAGGCCATTCCATTTATTATCTTTGTAATAAACCCAACCACCTTTACGTTCAACAATACTTTTTACAATTGCCATTGAAGCAACTTCTTTTGCAGTATCATAATCACCAGCTTCAAATACACTATGATCTGCAAAATAATAGTCAACGTACGCAACACGACCTGGTGGTGCAGTTTTATTTTTTAGAATGCGAATCTTAATTTGTTGACCTACTTTCTTTTTGTTATCGCCATTTCCTACTTCCAAATATTCAGAACGGCGTATTTCTGCACGAGTAAAGAAAGCATAGTTTTTACCTTCACCTCCCGGTGTGGTACGAGGATCTCCGTGCATTACGCCAATTTTCATACGATATTGGTTGATTATGATGCCTAAAATAGGACGTTCGCTTTCTATAAGGCTTCTTTTCATAGCTGCTCCAGCTTTACGAAAAAACTTGTTAGTAATAAGTGCTCCACGACCAACAGTCATTTCATCCATATTTTTTTCGTCTTCTGGACCGGGCACTAATGCAGGAAGGGAGTCAATAACAATAGCATCTACTGATTTTGATTCGGCAAATGCGAGTACGGCGTCGTAGGCTTCTTCCATGATGTTGGTTTCGACAACAATGACTCGTTCACTGTCAACTCCACAGATTTTAGCGTATTCTGGGACCCATTGTTCTGCTGCAACCCAGACTGTTGTAAAATTTGGGTCCTTAGCTTGATTAGCTGCAATTGTCTTAAGCGCAATCGCCGTTTTTCCGTGACTAGCTTCACCAATAAGCTCATTCCACTGATTAGCAGGAAAGCCACCGCCCAAAACATAGTCGAAAGTAGTAGACCCAGTAGTGAATCTGGTAATGAGGTCTGCACGAATATCTTCTCCTATAACTACTGCATCATGTCCTAATTTTTTGTTAATTTGAGCCATGATCTTTTTTGCTTCGGCATTAATTGTCATTTGTTACTTCCAATACAATAAGGGTACAATCTTTTGATTTAACCTCAATAAATTGTTCATTTTTTGTGTAAATAGTATTTTTAACAATAATTGGTGCGTTTGTTAAAATGATTCCCGGTGCTATTAGAGCATGTGTACGATTGTGGTTAATGGTTACAAAAGATGTATTTGTGGGATTATTTAAAAATTTTTGTTTACGGCCTGAGTAGTGAAGTGTGTCATACTGAAATTTAGGACCTTTCCAGTTATGTTTTACCTCTACTTCAAACTGATGAAAAGTTCCTTTTAAATCAGTAGCAAGTACATCAATTCCATATTTATCTGGATTAACGTAAGCATTCCATCCTTTTGCTTCCAGCCATCTTATAAACAGTTCTTTTGCATTATCGTCATTGTTATAGTGTGACTCATTAAAAGTTTTTTTAGTTAACGTCATTATTTTCCAAACGTAAACTATTTAGGTGATCTGTAATCAAAGTTTTTAGTCCGGAAATAAAATCTACTAATTGATCAGAAGTCCAAAAAAATGCATCTCCTGTTCCTTCTTGTTGCATTAGCTCTATGGCTGATTCTAAAATTACATCTACACGAGTATTAGCTGTACCAATTCCTGTATCAAATAACTCTAATTTTGATTTTAAAGATTGCAAAGTTTTTACTGCTTGTAGTGTATTTCCTAGTTCTGTTGTATTATCCATTTATTCTTCCAATTATTTCTTGAGGATTGTAGTTACTTTGTAGATTATTTCCTATTGCTTGTTTAGCCGATCCTTGAACACTTGAACCAGCCAACGAACCGTAGCGAGAACCAGATTGTTCGATGGGATACCCGCAGTCAAGGCAACGTGCTTTTGTATTTTGAACAGCCATATAGTTGCTCGACCCGCAGTCAGGACACGTAGCAGTCTGCGAAGATGAGGGTAGTCCTCTTTGTGCTTGTGGTTGAAAGGAAGGCATCGGAGCCATTGGTTTTTGTGATGGAGGAATTAATGAAGGAAGTTGCTGTGAAGATTGTTGGGGAACTTGATTGCCAAGTTTTTTTGCGTACCAATCTGAATTACTCAAAATATGTTTCCTTTTGTATAAATAAAAACTATATATATATAATTATATACTTTTTTTAACTACTTCGCTTCTCCCCATTTATCCACAATGTGAATGTCAGCAATTAAAGGCACTGTAATTTCAGTAAGTTTAATTCCTTCCATTGAAATACGGATGGCTTCAGCTGTTTCTTCTGCACGGTCTTCTGGAGTAATTGTCACAAGTTCATCGTGTACTGTAAGAATTACATTAATGTTAGGTTCATCTACAAAACATGAGTGAGCACGAACAATAGCCAACTTCATTAAATCAGCTGCAGATCCTTGAATAACAGTATTAAATGCCTGACGTTCAGCTCTTGCAAGTAGTCCAACCTCTTTACTTAGAAGGTCCGGAATGTAACGTCTACGTCCTAATACAGTCTCTACATAGGGAATAGCTCCACTACGTTTCGCATCACGAACAACTTGACCTTTATAACGATTAATTGAAGAAAACTTTTGTTCAAAATCACTTAATAGTTTTTTAGCATCTTGAACACTGCACCCAATAGAAGCTGCAATTTTGTCAGGGCCAACGCCGTATGAAATAGCAAGAACAAGAACTTTACCTGCTTTGCGATCTACTCCCATAGTATTACCAATAGTAGTGTAAATATCTCCGCCAGTAATATAGTTGTTTATTAAAACTTCATCTTTAGAAAAAGCAGCAATAATACGAGGCTCAATTTGAGAGTAATCAGCTACTACTAATTTATAACCTGGAGGAGCTACAAATAAATTACGTACTAATTTTCCATAATCACCTGATGATGGAATATTTTGTAGGTTAGGTTCACTGGATGAAAAACGACCAGTTTCTGCGCCATGAGCTTTAAAATTAGTATGAACACGTCCATTAATTAACAATGAGCGTTTATTATGAATTTTTTCAATACCTTTGCTAGTACGTTTTACTTCTCCACCAGTATAGGGAACTACGTAAGTAGTCATTAATTTATTTAAATCTTGATATTCCAAAATACTATCTACTAGCTCATCTTTATTTCTGTAAAACTCTAGGGCGTCTGCACTTACTGAAAAATGAGAAGCATTAAGTGGTTGTTTTGCTTTAAATGCTTCTGTACCTTTAGGAGTAAGTGCTACTTTAAGTCTAGTGTTTGGGGTAATCCTAGGTTTTTTTCCTTCTTCTGCAGTAAACAATAATTTTTGTTTTTCTGGAATTGAATTTATTGGAAATGCTTTGCCTGCAATTTTATACACCTTAGCTTCTGCTTTTAATTTATCGGCATTAATTTGCTCTGCCAATACTTTAAGAGCGTTTTGATCCATATATGCACCAGTTAATTCCATATCACAAAGTGCAGACAAAACATCCATTTCTAATTTCCATATTCGTTTTAAATTGCCTGTAATTTTGGCGTTTAAAACTTTATACAATTTCCAGGTGAGATCAGAATCAATTCCTGAGTAATTCGCTACATCAGAAAATGAATGTAGTGCAACATTTTCTCCAATACCTTTTTCCATGTTAACGCCAAGCTCACGTTCAACACACGCTTTCAGATTTAACCCATTTTTATTTTGATTATTTATTATAAATGCAGCTGTAAGAGTATCAAAATAAGGTTTACTTGGCACACGTCCTTTGTAATATTTTGCTACGGATTTAAGGTCAAATTTTGCGTTATGCGCTACTTTTAAAGCAGGTCCAAACATAATTGGTTCAATTGTTTTAAAAACTTCTGCTGGAGTTAATTGTGCAGGTGGTTCTGCAAAAATAGGCTCCCATTTTTTTTGATCTTTAGAAAAGTGAGACTCTAGAAGTTCTTTTCCCTCTGCAATGCGTTTTTTACCTGAAAGTAATACGGGTTTATTCCAATATTCAAATTCACCATTAGGGTGTCCCATAGGAATAACATCTATTCGATTATCAGTAGCAAATGAAATCCAGCAAACATCATTAATGACTGGATATAAACGGTTTTCACCAATGGTCTCTACGTCAAATGCAAATGCATCTACGTTTTTGTAATATTCTACAAATTCTTGTAGTTGTTCTTGTGTAGTAATAATATTCATAATTCCCTCAAAGATAAGTATAGGGGGCTAAGATACCAACCAAAAAATATCTTAGCCCCCATGGGGTGGAGTGAGAAGTAAGTTATGCTACAGCTTTAGCAACATCCATCAGCTCTTGACGAGTTGACATACGAACTACTGAGGAATCATACGGAATTGCGTTAGCAACCATTTCATTAACATCATCAATGTCAATGTCCCACTCTTCGGCAAGGTCGGTTGCACGGACACGTTCGAGGGTATACGTTGTCTGTGGGCCGGTACCTTGACGAGAAATTGACCAGCAGTGCTTTGTTAGCGGACCACGACGTGGGTCGTCATTTGCTGCACGAAGCTGACGGGCCAAAGTTGAAGAAGCAGTCAATACTTGTACAGTAGGAGTTTCATCCGAAATTACAATAATATTGAACGCAAACTTACCACGTGGTTTGAGGTAAGCTATGTGGCATAGAGGGCACTCTACGCCTAAACAAACAAATGATTTTTTACCCTCACGCTCTACCCAGTGCGACTCATACGACATAAATGGCGCATCTTCTAGGAAGCGGATAAGTTGAGTTTCCTCACTGATCTTAAAGTCAGTAGGATAATCACCTGATTGAGCCTTTGGTTTGAGAAGAGCATCAGCTGCTCCCCAACCTGCTTGAACGGTGGTTCCATGTTTTGGCGTTACGTCTGCATCATCGTCTACTAGGTAGTCGTTGACATTGACAGTTGGATTGGCAATTGCCATTGTATCGTTTCCTTTTATATAGTCAGAGATTAACACTCTGTATTGGCATGAGGCTTTTCAGCTCTCGTTATTTATTATACACTACTTCTGACCATTGTTTTTCAATGGCTTTAGTCAGATCTTCGTGTTTTTTCCACTCTACACGAGCAGAACCTAATAAATTACGTTTTTCAAATTCTTCAATTGCAATTTCAATTAGTTCTCGTGTATAAACACGATTTCCACTAACTTTTTTTTCATTTAAAATTTTTGAACGTAATCTATAGGGAGAAGCAGGAATATAACCTTTTTTCTCCCATAAACGGATAGTAACTATTTGTTTTTCTAATGCTAATGCTAATGCACTAATTGTAAACATTTCGGTTTCTACACCATTTAGAATTTTTTTGATTGGATTTTCATCCCAACCATTTGATTCATTTAGAATTTTAGCACGTCTTTTTTTAGATAAATCTGTTGGATCTTTGCGTTTTTGCTTAGATCCTGGAACGTATTCTAAATCTTCAAATGCTTTTAAAATTTCTTCTTGACTTCTAATTCCAGTCAATTTATTTCTTCTTAGTTACTAGTGCCCAAGTTTCTTTAATAGGGAACATCCTATCAACTTCAGTTTCAGTGAGCTTATCTTCATATAATGCAGACATAATTGCTTGTTCGTCAATTACCCGGATTGTTTTGTATAGAAGATCTTCTAATCCTTTTTCAGCAATTAATTCATCAGCAACAGTCTCATCAATTTTACGGCTAACTCTACGTTGCTTTTCAATACGAACAATTCCAGCTACTGCACTTGGAAGTTGATATTTCCAACCACTTAGATCTTCTTCGCCTTCATTTTCAATTTGTTCAATAATTTTATCACGAAGAAGTTTGGCCCTTTCTTCTAGGGCATCAATTGAAGTTTTCAATTTAGCAAATTCTGCAACTTGACTATTAAAATCATTTGGATTTGAAATGCGTGGTTCTTCATCGGCTATTCTTGCCATTTTGTACTCCTTATTGTTGGTTTAAATTGTTGCTCAAAAAGTCTATCAGACTTCCTGCAGTAAAATCAATTCCGCCTTTGTCGTTAATTCCGACTCCATCAAGTATTGCTCCTGCAACTATTTTCTTTTGATTAAGCATATCATATTGTCTTTGCTCTATTGAATTTTTGATCAGTATGTCTTGAATGGTAATTGTTGGCCATTCACTTGATGTTCTGTTAATCCTACCATTACGTTGAACAGCAAGTCCGGCAGACCAAGGTTGGTCATAATTTATTAAAAGGTTAGCTTGGGGTAGATCAACACCATATCCACCAGCATCACTACTAATAAGAACACGAGTATCAATATTAGATTGAAAATCAAGTTTTGCAACTTCTTTTTCTTTGGCATTCATTTCCCCTGTGTACATTACTGAACTAATACTACTGTCTTTAAACTCCATAAATAATTGAGTTACACTCCACAAATAAGAAGAAAAAATAACTACCTTATATTTTGGATCAATGCTTAAATGATCTTTAACATATTGTACTACTGCATCTTGCTTTACTTTTTTAGTTATGTCTTCTAATTTATCACCTAAAGAAGAGATATAGGCACTTCCTTTTCCCGTATGATTGTCAAACATTTTTTTACTAACTTGTAAAATTGCCGGGTTACTGCACAGCATCCGTAAGGCTGTAATTCTTGACATTATTTGTCCCCGCATCTCGTTAGCCGGGTCATTTAGGTCTCTAGATTGGCCGTAATGGGCAGCAATGCTAAAGTTTGTTCCGAATGTATCTCTGGCTTCTATTAGCAGCTCTATAAGGTCAGAGACAATAAAGTTGTATAGTTTTTGACTCTTTGAATCTAATGAGATTAATAGTGGTTCACGATAAACTGCATCCGGTAAGTAAGGTTTTACATCTTCATCATTTTGAGATTTGCGTACTGAGTACGAAGAAACTTTAGAATGTAAAGTTGGAAGATTAACATATCTATCTACTCCTCCAAATTGATTACGAATAATAAATGCTTTATCAAATAGATCAAATCTACCTAAAATTTTTGGATCTACAAACTGCATGATTGAGTAGATTTCTTCAGGTCTGCCATTCTCAACTGGTGTGCCGGTCAGTGCAAATCTTACTGGAATCTTTTTAGAAAGTTCTTTTACTTTTTTAGCACGTTTGGCTTTGAATCCTTTAATAGCAGTTGCTTCATCACAAATGATGGCATCAAAGTCATGTTGTTTAATTATGTCCCAATCATTTACTATCTGTTCGTAGTTCATGATTACATAATCATTTGATATAAGTTGTTGATATTGTTCTTTACGTTGCTTTGGATTTCCATCTATAACAATTGATGACGAATCACTGAATTTAACAATTTCTTTTTGCCATTGATATTTAAGTGAAGAAAGGCATAGGACAAGGACCGTTTTGGTCATCTTGCCTATGCCTCTTAGTTCTTCAATAGCTGCAATTGTCATAGGTGTTTTACCTAAACCCATTTCATATGCAACCAAAATATTCTTTTGTTTTACCATTTTTTCAACGGCTTCAACTTGGTAAGGTTTCAACGTTCCTTTGAACATAGGCAGGTTCTCCGAGTAGTGAGGATTGAGAGTTTTCAATGCCCCAACGGATCTCTTCACTTGTCATTTCGCCAGGGTCTTTTGCACTACTACTACCATAATTGAAAAAGAATAGATTTAAATTGTATTTACGTGCTAATTTTAGTATTTCTTTACTAGCTTTATTACCGGCTGCATCATTGTCAAAAGCTACGATTACTTTTTGTGAGTATCGGAGAAGTCTGATCTGTTCTTCACTAACACTACTGCCACAAATAGCAACAGCACCGACCACGCCGACAGAATACAAGCGAAGGCAATCCAAAGGGGATTCCACGACAATAGTGCACAATTCATTTTGATTCTCGATTCCAAATAGTGTTTTTGATTTTTGTAGTCCAGCTGGGCGGTTCATAAAGGTACGGTTTATTGTACCTTTTTCTTGCCAACCCATTAGGTTATTAAAGTGAGGTTCTCTAAGAGGTAGGATCCAATTTTTCTTTACTGAATCCCATAGTACTCCATAAACCTGTGCAGATTCTAAAGTTATGTTTCTTTTGTCTAGTTCATCTTGTGAAGGATCAACAAATATTGCAAGTCTAGCTTCTGACATAGGAACTGGTTTTGGTAACTCATGTATGTACGTAGGAATGTTTGCTAATCTTTCAGCCAATACTTCCATAGAAACTTCTGCTACAGTTTTTAGCCATTCTTCCGCTGTCTTGTAATCATAGTCGTAACTATCATTCCAAGATGGCAGATAAAATCCTTGTACATCACAAATTAAATGTAAAAGATTTCCCTTGTAACCACAAGAAAAACATATATGCATTCCTGTATCAAGATTAATCCACCAGGATGGTGAATGGTCTTGTTTTCCTACATTTTTAATGTGTCCGGGACAGAGTGCATTTGCTTCATGGCCATTTGTTTGAAATAATACCCCTAATGCTTCAAGTACTAGTTCAATATCTGAGTCAAACATCATACACTCCAGGGAGTGCAATATTTGCAAGAGTTACGCTCTGAATCATCATGAAAACATCCTAGATCCCATCGCCAAGTAATTTGTGTTTCAGTTGGTTGACAGTTTCGTGATTGAACAATCTTTAGCACTCGTAATTGATCATCTTCTTCAATTGGTTCTAGACCAAGAATTACATCAGAATCTTGGAAAAATGATGATGAATAACCAATAGAGTCTGCTGTTACTTTTCCACCTTTCATCTTCCACAAAAGAGTTTGGGTAGTAATAACGACAGGAATATTTAAGCGTTGTGCAACACGTTTTAGTCCACGAGTAATATTTGTAATAGCTTGTGGAGTATTAGCATCACCAGTTTGTTGGTCAATCATTAAATACACACCATCAATAAATAGTATGTCTGGTTTTAATTGGTCTGCTTTAGCTACTAATGCGTCAATTGTCAATCCATTTACAGCATCTACAAAATGAAATGGTTTGCGTTCTTTTAATTTGTCAATAAATTCAAGAAGTCTATCTTCTTCTGTACCTTTTAATGTTCCTAGCCTAAGACGTTGTGCAGATAGATTAGCGCCCATAGACATAAAACGCTGGGTTTGTTCGTGGTTATTCATCTCAAATGACTGAAACATTGGAACTAATCCGGCTTCATGTACGTTAGCTGCAATTCGCAAAGCAATCTGTGATTTTCCAGTTTTAGGGGGAGCAATGAGAGTAATCAACTGACCACCTTGTAAACCTGCAGTTGCATCATCAATTACTTTAAATCCAGTAGGTACTCCTAGCAAAACTGAGTTTTGTCGTTGCTCGTACTCTACAAAAAATGCATCAGGATCTTTTGTAATATCAATGTGGGTAGTGCCAATTACACCTTGCTCATTTACTGTTGAAACTACTTTAGACATTTCAACTAGAGCAGATTCATGATCATTGTCAGTCATTAATTTGACTACATCTTGTACACCGTTACGAGTAATTCGATTGCGGGTATACTCAACCATTTTATCAAGAAGATAATCAAGTGAATCTTCTACATTAATAATTTTAAAATTAGGAAAGTTATCTTTAACTGCCGCTGAAGATGGGACTTCTTGATATTTAATATTGTGTTCACGAATAAATTTCCAAACACGACGTAGATCATCATCAATGATCCAGTCATCTTTGACACCTCGTTCAATTACGGTGTTAATGTTTTTGTCAGTAATTACTTTACTAACTAGTCTGTGTTCGTTATCGTAGGCCATTTGGTTTTCCTCTAATTTGGTTTAAAAGGTTGTGTGCAGTTCTTTTCCGTAAGAACCATATCTAGTAATTCTTTTTGGAGTATCTACTATACACAAAAGGTTTATTCTATATGGTAATTCAAAAACTAGATCATCTACACTATCGTATATTTCTGTGTAGTTAACAGGGTTTCCCCCTTTACGTTCTAGCTTGTCCATTATTTCATCTAGTAATTCCTGCGTCCATTGATCATTTGCAAAAGCAACTAGTTCTACTGATAATCCAAATCGGTTTGCCTGTCTCCAAAGTTCAGAAATAGCAACACTATTTGGTGTTTTTAATTTTCTTTGTTCAGTTTTTTTAAATAAAGTTTTTTTTATTTCAATTTCAGAATTCCAGATAACATCTGCATGAATAATTAATCTTCTTGGTGTTTCATTTGAAATATCTCCATTTTTCATTCTATTACTTCTACAATTCCATATTTTAAAATTAATTGTCTAAATGCTTTTGAATTAGTTTGTGCTTGAAAAATTTCATCATTAGGAACATCTTCTGGTAAAATGACTGTCAAACTTCCATTTTGTCTTTTTATTTGATTTTTCATAAAAGTAATATGAGAACAATTTCCTTCATTAGAAAATATTTTACAAGTACATCTCATATAACTTTTGTTTCCAGCATTTACCTCTATTTCTGAAACGCCTTTTGGTCCTAGAAAAAATTGAATGGTACGCCAATCATCCTCCATAGTGAATCCTTCCATATCAACGTTTTCTCAAATCGGCTGTATCTAATTGTACACGAGTAAATGCTTCACGAACAAAACTTCCCATCGCATCTCCGTACTGTGCTGCCCAGCGATCTCTTGGAACGTTAGTTGTAACAATTGTGGGAAGTGCACGGTCATAACGAGCTCTTAGTAGTTCATCAAATGATGTGTCATCATACTTTGAACCATACTCTTTTCCTAGATCATCTAATATAAGAACACGAACATTTAGAGTATCATCTTTAGCACGTCCGTGTAACCCTTCAAGTTCATGATGTAGTCGATATCTTTCATCTCCATCGGCACTCATTAGTGCTTTTTTCTTAGAAAGAAAATCAGGAAATGTTTGATAATAAATTGGTCGAAAATGTGACCCAAAATCTTGTGCTTTAATTTTTAGAATATCACGAGTTTGCTCCACATCGTCAGGAAGCTGTCGAACAAATTCCATAGCAGCTACTACTGCGTGAGTTGTTTTACCCCGTCCCGGTGCACCATCAAACAATAGCCCTACTCCGGTGTCTTTAAGTCCACCAATTCTTTTGATGATTTTTCCATCAAGTGCATCAGCAATCCATTCACTAATTTCATCGGCCCATTCACCAATGTCATCAATAATGTCTTGTGGTTCATATCCCATAAATCTACTAGGGATATTTGAGTTATGAAGTAGCCAGGTTCTCTTAATTGCGGAAAGTGTTTGGATGTTGTATGTCATTTTTTTCTCCGATTGATTTTTCATATATCTTTAGTTTTTCACGGCCACGCATTGAGTTATCAAACTTTTTTCCATCTGATGCAAATACGTAATCCAGTGGGATTGATTCTTCTGAGCTTACATCATCAAGTTTTAGATCTTCAACAACTTGAGTAACATTCTCAGTGATTGCTCTAAGAAATATACCATGAGCTTTTAATGGCATTTTTCTGATGGCATTTAGGTTTCTTTCATCAGAAAAAAACTTATCCATGATCTCTACTTCAATCAAAGCAGTGATTCCAAACTTAGCTCTATTTGCAGCTAATGCACCTCTGAGGTTTTTGGTATTAATTAACCCTGGAATGCCACGAATACGATCATAGGCTCTATAAGCAAACTCTGAGGCCGTGTCTGCTGCTGTCCATTCTTCGTGGGGCCGTTGATGTCTAGTTTTTGGGTCTCTTTTGCTTAGAGGTTTTTGTTTTTTAATTTTTTCTTCATCGAACAAACGTCCAAAACCACCCTCGTCCTCATCCTCAGACCATCGATTAACCATGTGTTTTTCCTCTCTCGGGGCGGTAGCCCCCAATAAATACGAAGTATTTATTGCTTTAGTACTAATAGTAATAACTGTAGTATCAGTAATATTAGTAACTATATCAGTAGTACTTAGTACTTGGTTACTAGTAGATACATAGTCATGTGTTGATCGCTCATTAGTAAGCGTAATTAAAACTTTGTAAATGTTGTAAGAATATTTTGCAAGATTGCGACGAGTACGGGTAGTTTGAAGATAGCCTTTTTGTTCTAGGCCCCTAAATCCTCTACGAAGAGAGGCAGTGCTATACCCAGTAAGTTTTGCTAATTCTTTGGTTGTAAGTTTTACGATGCCATTAGCATCCATTTTGCTCTGTAAAGCAAGAAGCGTCTTTAGCTCAACTGCAGCCAAAGACGCTAATATTGATTGATCCATAAGTAGTCCTAATAATATCTACGCTCCCTCGGTGAGGGAGTTGTAACTGTGATTGGTTTATCCAATAGTAGCATAAGTGCAAGAGCTACAAAAGAAGAGGCAAATGGCAAAACAAAATCTAGGTGATATAGTAGAAAAATGCCAAGAAAAGAAAGTGGAAGGGTAAAAATTAATTTAACAATTTTTTTGCGAACAACTCTCTCTAATAAAGATACGAGTAACTCAGTAGTATACGCTACACCCATTCCAACTATGATTATATAAATAATTAAATCCATAATTTAAGTATATTACACTATGCCCTTGCTATATACTCCAGACACAAGTTTAATGACATACGGAGTATTTGCAGGAAGTTGATCTTTTAAATTAGCATTTAATCTAGAAAGTTTTATGTCCCTTGTTGTGTACAACATACTTGGAGAGTTTCCGGCAACTCCTGTAGTCCATACTCCGCCATAAGTAGACGCAATTGTTCCATCAAAATAATCTGTAGGAAAATTGCCGTATTCCATTTGTGCCATATCCAAATACAGAACTTGAGAAGCAGAAGTAGGATTATTTAGTAAAGTAGATACTCCTACAGTAATTGTCGTATTTGCTGGGTCTATGTTTTCTGGAGTAGTAATTGACGAAAATTGTCTAGACCAAATATTGGTAAATTTTCTTGTTCCATTTAAAGTGTCAATTGTTGTCCAAGTAGCAGAAACAGTTCCGCCAGTAGTTGCTGCAATTGTGCTTGAAGCTGTATTGTCAACGTAAGTAAGTGAGTTAGAAGCTGCTGTTGCTACTGTTGCAGTAGTGCTATATCCTGATCCAAATGATTGTATAGATATATTATCTCCAATTTTAAATGGGTGAGGATTTAAAAATCTAACAGTTACAATGTTATTTATTTTTTGTTTAGTTAAAACTGTAGATTGAGAACTTATACTAAAATAAATACTGTTATAGCTAACATTAGTTACTGATCTACCATAGATAGAAAATGTATAAGTCTGAGTAGGAAGTACGTTTGAAATGCTAGTTTGTACTCTTGTTGCATAAGTTGTAGGAGATGCATCACAAGTAACTGTAAGCATTTTAGTTCCTGAAATTGCTTGACCTAAAGTGGTATCTACTGCAGCATTTGAGATAGATACTGAAGTAGTTGCACCAGAACTATTTATTTTATAACCATTCCAACTATTTGTGTTTAGTTCAAATGAAGGATTATAAAGAAAATTATTTTTATTTCCAAGTAATGTAATTATGATACCATTTGCTTCATTAAAAGGCTGTAATGATGCTCCATTACTTACTTGAATCATATCTAAGTAAAATGTGCCAGTAACTAAAAATTTAAATCCTACTACGCAAAATACGGCATTAGACGGAGAAGTAAAACTACTATTAGATCTGGTCCAACCAGTTGCTAATGAACTAACCGCAGTTCCTGTAACAGCACTTCCAATAATAACACCGTATTGGTCATACCACTCTATAGATAATTGGATAGTATTTCCTGAAGGAGTGGTAGAATTTTTATGAAAAAAACTAAAATTATAAGCAGTACTTCCTGCAACAGGAATACCTTTTGTTTTTGGGCTGCTAGCGCCATTTTTTATGTAAGTATTGCTAGTTTTTACTGTTACTTTTCCACAATATTGAAGATCAACAGCCAAAGAAACATCTGACGGAAAACTTACAATAGTTGGAGTTACTACTGAGTTTTCAATATTAATTCCAATGTTACCTATAGCTTCCCAAAAACCAATAGATTTGTTAAATGTACTATCCTGATTAGTAAGCATTAAATTAGGGCTATCAGATAATGTGGTTAAATATCCAGTTAAAGACTCTATATATGTTTGTAAAGCTGTATATGTACCTTTACGTTGGTAAATATACACAGCTTCTCTAATTAACGCTTTTCTATTTTTAAAAGGAAGAGTATTTTCAACGGGTAAACCCAAGCTTAATTCAGCTGCATTAATTGAAAATGGATTAATATTTTTTTGTTCATAATTTGGAGCAATAAAATCCATATAAGTCATAAACTCGTCGTAAGTTAATGAAAATCCTTTAAGAAATTTATATAGAGTTGACGTAGTATCAATTGGTTCTAAAGAACTTTGACCTGAAGTTGTAAATACTTTGGGAATACTCTCCATAAGTTTATCTTGAGTAGAGATAGCTTGAATACCAGGTTGAACTCTATCAATAAGCCCGCTTAGTTCGTTTACACTTTGTGGAGTAGCTGATGCAGACACAGCATGACTTACCACAATGCTTTTATAATTTTTTGGAATTAATGTAAAAGTTTGTCCAGTAATTATCCAATTATTTGAAGAAGAACTTCTTGACCAAAGAGTGTAAAAAGCAAACTTACCAGGAATTAAAGAAACTTGATTAAAATCTGTAGGATATAAATAAAAGTTATCTAATCCATCTATAAACGAATTAATACTTGGTATTAAAGAATACTCTTCGTATAAAATAACTCCATCATCCTGTGTTTCTGAAAAATATTCTTGATTTCTAACTAGTCTAAAAGCATTAGATGCACCAGATGGTATATTCCAAGTAATTTTAACAAGTTCATACTCAATACACTCTGAAGTAACGGGGTTAGAGTTAAGTGGGCTAACAGTTAATTGGCCGTATTGTTGGCCCCCATTAACTTGTGGGTTATATTTAAAACTACTGTATATTGGCACTAAATAGCTCCGCCACAATCAATGATATAAATACCATTTTCTATATTTGTAATTCGATCACTTAAACTAGTCCAGGTAGTTGTAGCTGTACTAAAATTGCCCACATTCCATGCAGAAGTTCTGCTGTGAGGGTTAGTTCCAATGATTGATTGAATAGCATAAATTTCTGCAAACAAAGCGTTTACATCATTAGCAATTACATAATCTACGTTGTCTACACGAGTAGCGTATGAAGCAAGTTGGTTTGGGTAATATGACATTAAATCTCCTATAATCTATTACAATTTTTACTTATTAAGTAAGTTTTATCAAGGTAAGCTACGGAGTTCCACCGTCAATTGAGTTAGATGTTGTTAACCATACTGGAAAAGATGGGTCTCCACCTTCAAACATTGCCCACACGGTAGATCCAATAACTGGAATAAAAAATACTGAACTACCAGGCCAGGACCAACCAGTTATTTCTGTTAAAAATATTTGAGGTATTTGTAACTTTAATCTTTTTTTATCTAAAGGATCTTTATTGTCAATTACAATAGCTCGATATACTCCATAAAACCTTTTGTAGTTAGTAGTTTCATGCATTTTATCCTCTAGTAACTACTAAAGTGTATGTTTGTGAGTGAATTTTATCACTAGCAGTTACTTTAATAGAAATGCTATTAAATCCAGAACTTAAACTAATAGCACTACTAGTAACACCAGAAGCAACAGTAAGTGGACTACCAGAAGGTGGAGTGATTACTATTGTGGCATTTATATCAGTACTAGTTGGTGTTAAAGTAATTGTAGATACACCACTAGCTACTGCTAGTCCATAGTTAACAATGTTGCTTGAAAGAGTAATAGAACCAGAAGAAGTAGTTAGCAAACTTAAAGTTGTGACTGATGATCGTTCAGTAACTGTAATAGCAGAATCTTGTAAAGTGAAAATTTCATTTACTGCACCATTTAAAATTTTTCTTGATGTGCCGGAGTTAGTGTCTAAAATAGTTACATATGCATTTGTCACACCAGGTGCAGCACGTAATGCAGCTTCAATTACTTCCGGAGTTACAATCGCATTAAAATCTGTGCCTTGGTAAGAAAATCCTGCTCGTAAAATAGTTTTTATATTATTACTTACTTGGTCATTTGTAAATCGTAAATCTCTAGTATATTCAACTGTTATTTTTACAGGTACATAGGTAGGAGGAAGAAGAGTTACAGCTACTCCTATTTGAGTGTAAGGTTGAATTACAGGGTAAACACTGCTTGTTAAAGTCGTCCATTTATCTGTAAGTAATCCAATATTTCCGGAATCATATAGAGGATAAGGATCATAAGCAGATCCAGTAGAAATTGGTGCAATGTATAAGTTTACTGAATTCCATACATCTGCAGATGCTTTTGCTTTTCCTACAAAAGATGAATTCATTACTAATTTTTCGTAATCCGAGAGTGTAATAGCTCTATAAAAAGGAGATAATGCATTTGCAGCATTTACTCTAATACTAGAGTTAGTTTCAGGATCACTGCCTCCGGTACCTAATCCAGTTACTGTTGCAGTTATAGTATTATTAATTGTTAAATTAGAATTAATAATGGCTAAATCAGAAGAAGAATAAGGAGTATATGTAGAGTCAAAACCATAATAAAGTGTGTTTAAAGTATTATTAGGAATATTGCCTATTACTCCTCCTCCAATTGAGTATTGCACTTTAATTGCCGCATTAACTTGAGGAATACTTCCTGATAAACCATTTCCAAATTGAATATACAATTGGTCAAACTCATCAAAATAAATTTGATAAACAGTAGAGTTTTGATTTGCATCGACAATGTGGTCAATTTTTGACCATTGCTCATACGTAGTACCATTTAGTACATATACAACTACACTGTCCTCTAAAACATTGTCTGAGTTAATTGGAAAAATTTGATTTGAAGTTCCATCTGAATACCCGATAATTTTTCCAGCAATATCTGTAGAATTTTGTGCAGGATAGTCAAGTATACTTGGTCGTCCATGAGTCGCAGTAACAGTTGTCGGTGTATTTGGAGCAAGCATTACTTGAGAATCTAAAGTAAAATAAATAGTAGAAAATACTCCATTATTATTTATTTCACCAGAAATTACTGATCCGTCAGATATAGTATACGTATTATTACTATTATTAGTAATTGTAATATCTACAGAAGCTGCTTTATATCCTGTAGGAGAATATCCATAAATACGTGAAAGATTTAAAAGACTTTGCCGTTGATTAGCTGTGTAAATAAAACTTTCATTTGCAATTCTGTCAATATAATAATTTATAAGATCACCCATATACGCAAATGTTTCTACAAGAGCCACACCAAAGTCAGCAGGGTCAGTACCTTGCCATTCAGGAATAGATTGTTGAACTCTAGCTATAAGAGCACTTCTTAAAGAATTAAAATCTCTGTTAGTGTAATCAATTGATACAGGTAAAGTTGTATCTGTAGTATTTTTTATTGCCATTAGTATCTCTTTTCAGAAATGATTCCAGAGTTATCTACTGTAGATAGTCCAACTATCAAAGAAGAAGTAGACTCATTAGGTAGGGTGTAGGTAACATTCACGTTGATAGTTGACCCATCTGCACTATAAGTTACATCTACGCTATTTAATCTCAATAATCTAAAATATAAAGAAAAAATTCTATTAATTTCTGTTTCAATAGTAGAACTTAAAGAGTCTCTTGTATCTAAAATAGTGAGACCAATTGTAGTCCCAAATGCGGGATACATAACACGTTCACCAAGATTAGTATTTATAGCTGATATAATTCTATCATTCCATATTTTTTTAGGGTCTGTAGTAACATTTATTTTTCCGTAACTATCTATAGAAAACGGTAAAGTAATTGTTTTTTCAGTTAATCTTTGAGCCATAATTATCTACTGTTCCATCTCATAGGAGTTCTTAAGTATCCTTGATTACCCATACTAATTAACATAGTCTGAGAATCTAATACTGAGGTATTTTGTTTTACAGGTTTATTTAAATTATTAAGTAAATTTGCTTCAAGATCAACAGTTCCAATACGTCCAAAATTTGTATCTCTAAAAGCAGTAGATTTAGTTGAGTTTAACCCATCTGTTACTACATTCATTTCTACTTGATATTGCCCAAGTTTAAAAAATCTATGAGTTACTTGTTTGATAATCCAATGACCATCTGTACTGTTACCTGTTCCGTCTACATATATAACACCGTATGGTTTAAATCTAGGATCCCCTTGACAAAGAATTTTTGCAGGAATATTAAAACGAGACATGTGTGCATGTCCTTTAGTTACTGACTCTACATCTGTAATATTATGAGTTACTTGTGAATTAATAGGTTCATTAAATAATGAGTCACTAACACTAGACCTAAGTGATTCACCGATAGTTGTTGAAGACTGAGAAGTAGTAATAAGTTTTTCTGTATAAGGATTTATACCAGCAACTTGTTTATTTGTGTGAAGGTATTCAGTTCCTTCAATGTGTTCACCATTTAATACTTTAAAATAATCTAAAGTTCTATCAAAAAAATCTTGACCAGTAGGTCCTACACTAGTTCTTTGAGAAAGAACCGGAACATCAGAAAAATTAGAGTCAATAAGTTTGTCTATACTTCTAAAAATTAAATGAGTATTATCTATGACCATAGCAAACCCAATTCGTTTTGCTTGTTCCTGCAGCCACTCCCAGTATGAATGTCCTGCTATTGTTAACTGTTCAAATCTTCTTGAATCTGAATCACCAGTAAATTTAAAACCATTTTCTATAGCAATTATTTCTGCAATTTCAGGAATGGTTTTATTATTAAATACACGGGTTATTTTTTCTTTTAAAGGATAAGAAGCAGAAACACAATGTATTTGCATTAATTGTTGAGTAGCAGGAGTAAGTTCTTTAGAAATATAGGAAACATATCCTACCCATATTTTATTTTTATTTCCCTGTTTCCATTCAAATTTAATTGGAATACCAGTTTTTATAATAGAAAAATATAAAGGACTAATTGTTGTGTATTCAATAATTAAAATATCATGTCGATATTGTTCTTGAATTAAATCAACTCTACTTGGTTGAACACTTATTCCAGGTAAAGAAGGCCATGAAATTCTATAATCTGTACCAAATCTATATTTTCTAAATGTTTGATCAGACATTAGGAATCCTAACTAATGTTCCTACAGGAATATTAAATGCATTACTTATTTCAGGATTTATATCCATAATTTTCCACCACATTTCTGGTGCTCCAAAATAATCATTTGCCACTGAATCAATTCGATCACTATCTGACCATGTGTAATAAAAGAAAGAGTTATTAGAGGGTAAAAATGTTCTTAGTACAGTAATAGGGTAGTTACCTGTCCTACTATCATTGGCTTTAAATATTCTGCCATTTGCATATCTACTATCAGAATAAATCATTTAAAATCCTGTATCTGGAATTCTATTGGCACTAAATGTTACAGAAGAAAGTAATGGAACCATTCTGTGATCAAAAATAATGTGTTTAACTGTTATACCTGAAATTTGAACTAAGTAACGTAATGATTTTCCTAAATGAAGTTCTAGTGGTCTAACTTGAATAAACCCAATATCTGCAGTCAATCCATCTGCACTATTTCTTTCAACAAATTTACTTTTTAAACCAAAACCTAACAACGTTCTTAATAGCGACTCTAGATCATACATCGTGCCTTTATTAAAAATTTCTTTTTGCTCTGCAGCACTTGGAGGAATTGGGTAAATATCCTGAGCATTAATACCCGTTAATACTTGTTGAGTTGTTGGATCATAGTAGGCAAAATCAGCCATCCTATTTAAAATTAAATCAAATTGGATAGTACTTTGAGATAAACTAGAAGAAATTGGATTGAAATAGTCTAAACCAGCAGTAAAAATTGATGGATCACTTTTTAAAACTCCTTGATAAGACATAGTAATAGTAGTTGGATTATACAAAAATTGGTATGCATAACGTTCTGTTATCTCAGGAAAAAGTCCAGGATCATTAATTTGATTTTGAATATCATTAATACCATTTTTTACATTTGAAGGAGTTGAACTTGTAGAATTAGGTTTTGGTATATATAGAACAATCATTCCTTTATGGCCAGCAGAATTTGACCAAAGATCATGCGCTTCTTTAATTTTTGCAGGTTCAGTAATCTTTTTACCGTAAATTTTACTAAACTCTCCAGAATAAGCAGCAGGAGAAAGATACGCATCATGAACCGCACTAGCATTAAATCTTAATGGTTTTTTAAAAAGTTGTGCTGCACTTGTTGAGGCAGGTGTAGGAGTTACAGAATTAGAAGAAGCTACGTACCCTTTATCTCCAGGTAAAAAACGGTGTGAGTTTACTTGAGGTATATAACCAGAATCTCCGGGTAAAAAGTGGTGTGATCCACCTCCAGTTAAATTAGCTATCTGTAGTAATAACGCTTTTTCTCTATCTTTGTATTGTTGCCAATGACTATGTTGTTGCTTATATTTAGCATAAATTACATCTCTTTGACTTTGTAAAGTACTGGGATCACTTAATGCAGCTATTCCTGCATCTAGTTCATTTAATTGGGCTTTAAGATTTTTCCAACCCTCTACACCAGCATTTGTGTCCCCATCTTTTTGTTGTTTTTCTAGTATTTTAAGATAACTTATTTCAGCTTGGCATTTAGCAATTGTCGTAGGCAAAATAGGTACACTATTAATTTTAGGATCTGCAGTTAAAAATCCACCAGAAATAGAGGCAACTGCATTTGACCCCCCATTTATTATACTATCTATAAAATCATAAAAAGGATCACTCATTATTAGAACCTTCCCATGCTAGACATTTGTAAATCTTGTTCTAAATAAGATTTAACTAAACTTGCAAATTTACGTGCTTCAGACTCAGACGCATTAGCAATACTTAAATTAATTTCTACTTTAGGACTTCCAGAAGATCCAGAAGAGCCTGACCCATACCCACTAAACCCACCAAGAGTCATAGTACTAGCAGGACCACCAGAACCTGCGTCAGAACCCCCTGAAGAAGCATTAGAGGATGCAAAACTTAATCCTACGGAAGGAGAGGTAGCAGATACTCCCGTAGCTCCTACAGACAAAATAGAAGATGCAGCAGGAACATAAGCAGTAAATGCAGTAGGATCTAATTGAGTAACTCCGGGAACAATATTGTTAATAGAGTGAGGGTCAGTTGTAATAGCTGAACTAGTTCCAGAACTAGACTTAGCATTTTTTGGGTTAATACCAATAGCGCCACTCATAAATGCTGAAGGATTAACTGCTGCACCATCTTTTTGAACTTCAAAGTGCAAGTGAGGCCCAGTCACATAACCTGAATGTCCGGATTTAGCAATTTGTTGTCCAGCAGTTACTTTATCTCCAGGATAAACATTTGCTTGACTTAAGTGTGCGTATAAAGTTTTGTAACCATTACCGTGGTTAAGTACTACATATTTACCATAAGAATAAGGACCACTACCAACAGTAGATGAGTCTACGACACCATCAGCTGCAGCAACAACGGATGTACCATCGGCAACTCCATAGTCTGTGCCATGGTGAACACCTTTGCCCCACGGACCACCTGTTGCACCGAAAGGCGCAGTAACCGCCCCTGAAGTTGGTACTACGTGCTTGTAATTACCCTGTAAACCATTATCAGGCATGGTAGTTCCACCAATAGTACTAGTTGGTCCACCTATAACCTTTCCTGTATTTCCTGTAAATGGATTTAAATAATTGCCCATTTGATTTGCAGTATTGGCTGCCGGTGCAAGATTACTTACAAGAGCAGAAATACCCGAAACAGCTAATGCAGGCACTGCAACTTCAAATTGTCCAGCTAATGCAGCAGCTCCAGCAACAGCTAATGAACCTCCAGTAACTGCATTTGCTGTATCTTTAATAAAGTTATTAGTTCCTTGGACTTGCTGCAGTTTACCTTGAAAACCAGCACTTGATCCTAACACTTGTAAGTAAGCGTTAGTTACCTTAAGAATGCTGCTCATATTAGCAAATTCATCATTGAGAGCTTTAATTTTTCCAATAGCACTGCTCATGCCTGAAATGTAGTCAGATTCTACCTTTGAGGCATTTTGAGCTTGATTACTATTTAAGTCGTACATCCCAGCCAATGGATTTGCATTTCCTCCAGCAGCAGATCCACCCAAAAGTTTATTCATAGCAGCATTATTTGAAAGATCCATTTTTGTACCTTTGGATCTTTCAATCATGTATTGTGCAAACATAGCTTGTTGAGCAGGATCTTGAAAAGCATCGTTAATTATTTGACCAAGGTAACCCTGACGTAATTGTTTTTGTGTTATAGCAAGGCTAGCTTTAGGATGACCTGCAGTAAGACGTTGTGCTAATTGTTCAAAAATTTGACCTTGTGTTAACGGATTTGCAGTTCTAGGGTCTGAAGTGCGAATACCAAATTGCGCCATTAAACTAGCAGAAGTAGAGCCAGAAGTAAGATTTTCAATTGCAGCGACTGCTTGCTGATTAGGCATGTTTAAATATTTAGCAGCATTAGCCACAGATCTAAGTGATTGTTGATATGTGCTATTAGGATCTTGGCTAAATGCCATACCTGCACCAGTTAAATACTGAGCAGTGTATGCATCGCTACCATTAGAAGTAATGCCACCTCGCATTGTACCAAAAGTGGCGGCTTCCATTACACTACGGTTTACGCCACCCGCACTAATGCCCGCATTGTAATAAGTTGCCGCTCTATTTAATACGTCACCTACACCAGGCATACCTGTAGCATTAGCAGAAAGTTGAGCTAATCCAAAATTAATTCCTGCTTGGCCTACTCTAATTCCCGTAGATATTGCTGCTCCAGCTATTCCCGGAATAAAACCAGTAGCCATACTAGCCATACTAGATGCAGAACCAGTAACTGAAGATACTGCAGCTAACGCACCTGCCATAGAATTATTAGAGCCAGATGCCCCCATACCACTAGCAGCAGTGCTAGGCGCTCGCCAAGATTTAAAGCCACCAGAAATATCTTGGACTAAACTTTTAATGCTGACTAATTGGGATTTGACATTAGCCAAATCTCCAATAATGTTTTCATCAGTCATTCTTAATCACCACTTTGCCGTATTCTCTGGCTATCTCTAACCAATTCATTCGTTCTCTTGGAGTCAACTCTTTTATTTCTGTGAGTGTCCATCCAGGAAAACTAGATGTTAGTGCAACCCAGTGTGATAATAATTCTGGATAAGACACTTTTCTAGAACTGAAATAAAGCCCCAAGGTTAATTGGGACCACAACCTCTCCTGTACAATCAGGACAGGTCACAGTTACTGAATCAAATAGTGGGCCAGGTGATCGTTTTGATATTTCAAGTGTAATATTTTTTCTATCAACAATACCCATATTCTGCACTTGAAATTTTCCAAGTACTGGGGAATCATCAATCTGAATTACAGTTCTCTCTAAAAGAAGAGTGGTTAGTTCTGCGTATGTTTTATCTGCTTGAACTGCCATTTCTTTTTGAGTTTTGCCATTGGGCAATAAAACCTTATATTCTTTAGTTGTGCCTTTATAAGTAAAGCCACGATCATTAATTGGATCAACTAGCTCTTTAATATTGATATCTGTATCAATATCTACTTCTACTGTTTTAAATTCTTTACATCCATTACAGTATGAAGGAATAGGAGCAGTATTACCAAATGTTGCTCTATAAATTCCCAGCATGAGAGCATCTCTGTCACCGGCAAGAAGTTCATCTAGAAGTTCTTCAGTAGCAGGAGTTTCTCCAATTTTTACTACTCCTCTGTTTAAAACAGTAGTAAAAACTTTACCCATATTATCGGCCTTAGAGATAAGTTCCTCATCTCTACCATTAAGTTCTCGAACTTCAGCTACTTTGATAACCTCCCCACTGGGTGTAATATACCCAGCAGGAAGGTTAACCAAAGTGTCATAAGGTTCTTTGATGTTTGCTTTTTCAATAGGTTGTTCTTCATTTAATACATTATCCAAGATGCTATTTGCAAGTGTTGGATTAGTAGTTGCTTTTACCGTATTATTTACCATTTATTATTCTTTCTAATTAAAATGCTGCAGCCTGACCACCAGTTGCATAACTTGTACCTGACCAGTGAAGGTCAAACCCTTCGTGAACAAGAGTCATCTGTTCAACAAAGATAGCGTTGTCACCAGCGTTTAGGTCTGAGTAAGCAAGAGAAGTAATCCAAGCATTGTAAACGTTAAAACGAAGAACTACAAAGTCACTAGTGTCCCCAGCAACACTTGGAATAATTCCTGTTCCTGTGGCACTTGCACCACTACCGGCAATTGGGTGAGCCAAAACTTGGATTTCAATATCGCAACGGAAGTTGTCAGTAATTTTTCCAGTATTGGTGCCTTCTACCGTAGCGAATAGTTTTTTCATCCACTTCCAGTTTTGGTCGGTACCAAGAATTACACCACGCTGTAAAGTTAGTGGAGCAAAAGTTGTTTGACCTGGAATCTGGTGAACAGTAGTGTTGTAACCACCTTCACGGTAAGGGATGCTGTCAGTAGTTACTGACATACCTGATACTGAAGTAAACCCAAGAGTAGCTCCAGTATTTAGCCAATCAGATCCGCCACTTCCTGCAGTACCAGAAGAAGCTAGAGGCTTAAAGGTAACTAGGAACCTAAAGTTTCTTAATGGGTCAGTTTCTAGTGTTGAACGGTTATTAATAATAGTAGCCATTAGTCAAACTCTCCTTAATTATTGTGAGACAAGCTGGTTGAGGTTAATAACAACAAACTCTGCAGGATACTCAAGAGCAACACCGACTTCGATGTGGACTTCACCACTTGCAATAGTTTGAGGAGTGTTGTTTTCAGCGTCAATCTTTACGTAAAAAGCGTCAGCAGGAGTAGCTCCAACTAGTCCACCTTGGTTACGATACTGATTTAGGAATACTGAAATAGAAGTACGAAGTCGTGACCATAGAACTGAGTCGTTGTTTTCAAACAAAGCTGAGTTACCAATGTCTTTAAGATTTTTCTTAATGTAGATCAAACTTCTACGCATTGAGATGTAACGGTTAGCAGTACCATCCTGAAGAAGAGTACGTGCACCCATAACCACTACACCAGAACCAGGAATGCTACGAATAGCATTTACTGAAGAACCATTAGTTCCTCCATTACCAGTGTTTAGGTTATCAAGATCAGTATTAGTAAACTGACGTTCAGTAGCTAATGCGCCCTTAATCTGGGTACGCAATCCTGCAGGAGATTTAAATGGACCATACTGCTTGTCATTAGCAATAAACAAACCAGCAATTGGACCAGCAGGACCAATCTTACGAAGGTTTCTGCTTAGTGGATCTTGAATATAAATGTATGGGTAGTAAACTGCAGCTTGACTTGATTTGTAGTTAGTACTATTAGCATAAGTAATTGCATCTGACACTGACAAGTTAGCAGCAGTATCAAGGACAACAAACACGTCTTTACCACTAGCCCAAGTAATCATGTTTAATTGAACAGCAGCAGGAATACTAGTAGTACTAAATGAATTAAATAGTTCTGGTGAAAATAGAACTAATGGTTGGTTGATAACTTCAAAATCAGATAGTGCAGTGTTATAGTCAGTAGCTGCAATTGCGCTTCCATCTAAACCACTTCCAGTAAATGGAAAAATAGTATTAAGAACAGGAGTTTTTCCTGGATTAGCAGTGCTTACTACTGTAATAAACCTAGAAGTACTGTTGATTACAGATTGAATATACGAAGGTGATGTAGGGTCAAAACTTACGTTGTAGTATTGCTCTACAATAACGTCATCTGAAGAACCGGCGGTAACTACTCCTGTAGTAATAGTATCTGCAATGCCAGCTTCTTTAGTAAGTGTTACGTTATATTTACCTGCAATAGATCCAGTAGTAAAAGTAATTCTAAAATTAGTACCATCACTACCATAACTTAGTGAGTTAATAGTGGCCATTGTAACTGGGGTAGTATCAGTAGATGGAATTGTAATTGATGCTTGACCTGCACCTGAACCAAGTACTCGGCGCACGTAAAGGTCTCCACCACCATTTGCAAAGTACTGAGCTACACCAAAAGTTGCAGGGTATGATGGGTTGTATGAACCATACAAGTTAGTAAAGTCATACCATGAGTTAATTTTAGTTACTGTTAATGGGCCCTGAGCAAATTGAGCAATTACTGCACCAGTAGCATTAGCAGAAGATGTGTCCGCAATTGGAACACTAGAAAGAGTTTCATTAATATAAACTCCCGGACGATTGTACGTCATATTTTCTCCTTAAATAGGTTTGTTATTCTGAAGGTTCCGTATTATGCACTGAGGGTAAAAGAACCAATACTTGTGTATTTATTACTTACAAGTTGATCTAGTTTTACTTTATTTACTTTTTGAACAGCTATATAGGTTTCTACAGGAAGTTCGCTTGAAATTCTTACTGTAATTGCATTTACAAATAAGCGCTTTGCCTGTTCTGTAATATCTCTTTTTGAGATAGCCATGACATCTAGTCTTCGCATAGTAGAAGTAACTAAAGTGTCTGAACCAGATACTGTAGTTTTTTCTACTACTTCTAGAGTGCCAAATCTAATTGGTAATTTATACCCCATTAATTGAGAAATAATTTCACGGTCATGTCTTGGATGACGAGCGTATGAAGTTACTTGGTAATCAATAAATACTGGAATAGGTAGATGGTGGTTATAGTTTTGAGGAGATGCAAGGTTAGTGTATCCAGGAGCAGTTCCATAGCCACGCATCTCTCGTGTATTATCCCGTTGAATATCGATCATGTCGATTGTTATGTATGGATAATTTTGAGTTCTTAGTTCTTGGTCTGGTTGACCAAACCAAACACCTACTTGACGAGAAACTGAATCTGCATCTGATTTTTGATCAGTAACAATAATTCCTTGAAGTTGCTCACGAAGAGCTTTATCTTCTGACAATAAAAAAGTCATAAATGTCCTTTCATATGTCTAGAAATATTAGCTACAAAAACATTTCCTGCACTATGTGGGCTATTGTCATATTTACGAATAACACCAGTAGGTTGAGATGTTTCGCTACCATACTCATGCTTAAATGCAGCAGAGCCATGCCTTGAAGGAACAGTGACTTTAAAGTCATCATTTACTGAAATATGCTGAACTACTTTTGGGTCCCAACCATGCAACAAAGCTTTGCCACGTAGATCATTAGTAATGAAATTTAACGTGTCATTGGTTGCGTGGTCTATGGCATCAAGTAGTTTTTTCACTGCGATTTCTTGCCTGTGTATGGGTTTACTTTTGCAAAATTGCTATTTACATATCCTGAGTTAATCATCGACATCATAATATTTTGTCTATTAGCAGGATTGTAAACTACTGCACCCTGAACAAAGTTTTGTTGTTCATTAAATAATAGGAACTCATTGGGTTTTTCCCACCAAGGTTTCCAGTCAGTATTTAGCATTTCGCAAATCCCCATTCGAGGCGGCAGTGTTTAGCAATAATGTAGGATCCGCACAGATGCCTACATCTATAGGGTAAAAGAAAAGGCAGCTAAAAGCTGCCTAAACTTTACTTACCTTTTTTAACTTTTTTAGCTAATGCTTTGTCTTTCTTTATATCTTCAGATTTAGACATCTTTTTATTTTTGTCCATCTTGTCATCAGCTTTTTCAAACTTCTTTTTTTGAGCAGGGGTCATACCTTTTTCAAGTTTCTTATCTGCTTTTTCATCTGCCTTTGATCCAGGCCATGGCTTTTTACTTGTCATTCTTTTTACCTTTATTCATTTTGGCTGCAGTAATAACATCGCCACGAGTAATTTTATTTTTGTCACCATACATCGCTGCAAGTTTTGCATTTTTTGGTGAAAGTTTTTTTGATCTAGACTTACACTCAGAACATTTGCCACATGTGCATTTTTTACTTGCCATTTTTACTTCCTTTTTTCTTTACTTTTTTAGGTAATGGTTTATTTTTGGGAGTATGTTCTTCCCATTTTGCAGCCATTTCTGGATCATTTGCATACATCCATTTACGTTGTTGTTTTGATACAAAAGGCATTTTTACTTCTTTTTAGAATCAAGTCGTTTTGAAATAGCAGCTGCTTTTTTCCTAGCATCGGCTTTTGAGGAAGCTCCCCAAGCCTGTAATGATAGTAGCAGACGAGTTGGCTCACCGTTGGGTTTACGCTCAGGACCTGGATTACCTGCCATACGAGCAAGAAATGAAGCACGGCGAGGGTTATCGCCAGATTTAACAGGTGGTTTTAGGTCATGACCTTGAGCCTTTGCAGAAGCACGACCTTTGGCATTTAGGCCACCTTTAGGATTCTTGCCTTCTTTACGCTCCCAAGCTGGAGTTTTAGCCATTTTTCTTTTTCTTCTTTCTAGCAATTGCCATATTATCTACTAGATTAGGATAAGGACGACCGGCTGCTTGAGCACGTGCTTTAGCAGCAGATTCTTGTTTAGAAGTAAGATCTTTGTGTTTTTTCTTTGGGTTCTTTTTATCCCAAACTGGTTTATCTGCCATTATTTTTCTTTACTGGTTTAGGTGTTTCTATTTTTCTTTTTGATGGTTTTAAAGTTTTAGATTCAACATCTTTAGGTTTAAAACCGTCTCCCGTAATTCCATATTTATTATGAACAGTACGGGAGTTTTCTGGATTAGCACTTTTGTTTATTGTGCCAGAATGATATTCTTTAATTTTTTTACCAGCAGTTCCAGTACCTTTAATTTTTACTTTTTTATGATTTTGCATTTTATCCTTACCAAGTAGACAAAGTAGTTCTTGCCCAAGTATTAGTTGCTACACATACATATAGAAACCCAGATACACCTGCTCGAACTAGGCGTGGGTCTTTTTTACTTGCTGCTTTTTTCTTTTCAGTCATTATGCGTTTCCTAACGTAGTTACTGTTCCTGATGAGCCTCGGTACTTGAGAGCACCAGCCTCAACGAAAAGGATTCCTCCACCTGTTAAGTTAGCAGAAGGTGCTGTTCCATTTTGCATAAGAAGTCTATCTGCGTTTACATATTGGAAGTAGTCAACAGACCCTGTAGAACCACCAGTTCCTGATAGTGCTACTAGAGTTGAGTTTGGCTTATCGAACACGCAGTTAAATATTGAGTAAAAACCATTTAGTACAACTGGGGCAACACCATTTAGTGTTGACGTCAAAAACTGGCAGTTTGCTAGTGTGATAATGCTAGAGGCAGCAGATGTAACGGCATTGGTAACGGTAGCAGCAACTACAGAGTCCACAAGGCTTAGTGTTCCAGCAGTTAGAACAGGGGCAACGGTGACAGCACTTTTTACAATTACATTGGCACTAGCGTTGTTGACGGTTATGAAGTTTGGGTTACCACCAAAGATAGCGACTAAACCAGACCCAGTGATGCTTGCAGCGTTAATGTCACATAGGCGAGCAACAACGTAAGTAGCATTGCTGGTTTTTGTAAAAGTTCCAGAGACCTCGCAGTTTAGGATGTTAACGTTTCCCGTACCAGTCGGCGTATTCACAGTTAAGTTTGTCATTTTTATGCCAGAAATAGTGCACCCAGTATTTGTGCTCAAAGTTCCATAAAGTACAATGTTTCCACCAATAAGACCAGGTCCAGTTATGGTCGTGTACTGAGTAGTTATTGATGGGCTTTCAGTGTAACCTCCTGGGTGAACAATAATTGTTTTACGGCTTGAAGTAACTAAAGTCAACGCTTTAGTAATAGTAGCAACTGGCTTTAGAATGTCACCATTACCAGTAGTGTCATTTCCGTCTACTCCACTGACATGGATTTCTTGGTCATACCCGTTAAAGGTTGTTTGTTTTCCATTGACAGTTGTAGATAGGGCTGTAGTTGTCACATCTAAATAAGTTAACCAGTTATTTAAAGTTACATCCCAATTATTGTCGCCTTTAACGGGCAAATTTGGTGCAGTCATTTAATCTCCGTAAGGTGTTGTGCCATAACCATTTAAGCCATAGCCATATTTGTCATTTCTAGGATCCCGCAATGCAGGACTAGCATATTTAGTAAATTGTGGATCATTTACAAGTTCTTCTAGGTTTACCTGGTTGCAGTCAATAGTTACTACTGCATATCTAAGACCAAAAGCACCTCTAGGCAAAACTCTTGTAGGAGTAAAAATTTCACCTTTATATAAAATTCTATCTTTAATATGCGAACTTGGATCGGCTAACATACTAGGAATTAATCGTTGTACATCACCAACATTTACAACTAGTCGTAGTGTATCTGTGGTATAAAAACCACGCTCATTCATAATGTTTGTTGATCGAATAAGTTGGGCCATCACCACAGGAAGTTTAAATGGCAAAACCCATCTACGACCATTACCTTGTTCGTAGCTAGATACATCGTAAATTTCATCTACAATGTCCCTATATTTATCCTCTAGATAAGTTGTACTCCATTTAAACCAACTTACATCAGTACCAACTGTAGCTCCAAGATCCTCGCCAATTCCTTCATAAATCGACTTAGCTTCATAATCAATATTAAATCTTCCTTGAAGTTTGGTACCACGCATTATTTAGCCTCTAAAATCTCAATACGTTTTAGAGCGTCCTGCAAAGCAGACACAAGGTAAGGAATAATTTTGCTTTGGTCTACCATTTGATAGTTAGGGTCACCATTTTCATTTACAGCGTCTTTATCTCCTGTAACTGCTTCTGGAACTACCGACTGTAGTTCGTGAGCAAGAAACCCATAAGAAAGTTCTTTAGAATCACGCCAGTTAAACTCAACAGGATTCAACGCAAGGATTTGAGAAGAACCAGTTGTAAACTTTTTTACATTATTTTTTAATCGGTAGTCTGACAAGTTGCTAAACCCAGTTACAGGGTTACCACCGTTAGCGCTAACTGTAATAGCTCCACCGATACCGTACGAAGAACTAGAAAAAATCATTGCGTATCTAGCAGTAGCACTATTATTTGCAGTAGTAACAATTTCAATACCCGCATAATTAGAATTAGTGCCACTAGTTGCAGTTGCACTTGCTGGGATAGTTAAATATGCACTAGCCATTTTTGGACTGAGAGATAAGGTAAGTGTGTTTAAGTCAACGTAAGTAGCATACGTAGTACTACGTAAATAAGTAGTAGCAGCAATGTCTAAAGAGTTAAATGAAGCTAATCCCTGATAAGTCACTGCAGCTAAAATAGCATTACTTTGATCCACCCATGTAGTTAAATTAGTTGGTCCGCTACCTGTATACTTAAAAATTACTGAAGGTTGACCAGAATTAGGATTTGTAAATGTTTTAGCATTTACAAATGTTTGGGTTCCTTCTAAGTATGCCACGGTACCACCAGTACCAAATGCCACTGAGGATGCATCAGTTCCACTAAAAGTTAATGTATTATTTAAAGTTAAAGCTTTGCCATCAATTCCATTAAATGTCAATGTATTATTTACAGTTAAACTTTTTAAATTAGCAACAGTTAATGTAGAACCAGTTGCAGGGGCTGTAATCGTAACTTTGTTAAAAGTAGTAGTGTCACTTTTTAAAAAATAAGGCAAACTTTGAAAAGCAGTTGAGTTATTACCCATTTTAATTTGGTTAAGAGTAGTATCATACCCAAATTCACCCGAACCAAGTACGACACCATTCCAGTTAGTAGTAGTATCTCGTCTTTGGTAAATACGGTGGTTGACTGTCATTATGGCTCCTAGGATTATTTATCAACTTATAGTTTGCCTGATTTAGTTAAATTTTACAGGTTATGCAGTTAAGTAACTACCTGAAAGGTACATGTATCCTGCAGTAGTTAAAGTAACTGGATTTGTTCCAGTAAATGGATCATCATATACATAACTATTTGAACCATTAGTATTTTGAAAATGATATAAGTTTAAAGTGGTAGTTCCCGCAGCTGCATCTCCTGTTATGGCATAGTGAACACTTCCTTGATGCAGACCGCCATCTCGAAAAACATAATCTCCATCAGGTGCCCAAGGAAGAGTTAAACGGTATTGTGCAGTACCAAAAGTATTTACAGTAGTAAATATAACTTTTATTTTAAAAAATACTAATTTACCAATTTTTACATAAGAACCTGTTGTAGGAGTTCCCGTATAACTAAGTCCTGTTCCTGACGAAGTAGACCATGTAGGAGTGTAAGAAGTAGGAGAGTTTACATTTGCTGCATCACCTGAGACAGAAAATGAAACGTTAATTGGAGAAGGAGCCCCATTAGCATCATTATATATATTTGGATTTGAAGCTATGTTTAAAGCAGCATCAGAAGCAACTAAAAATGTAACTGGAATTTCATAAACATTTGCACTATATCCGGGAGTCGGTGAAGATGGAGTATGTATAGTAGGTGCTCCAGTAATGGCTAATATAATCCAAAATTTTGGGTCAACTAAAGAAGTTATTTTTATATGACCTTTAATATTTGATGTAGAAGACGTTGCATAATTTAAAATTTTTGTTACATCAACGATGCCTTCAACAGTTGATTGTTGAGGAAAATTATACAAAAAAGAACTGTAAGCATTTGCACTTACATAAACTTTTGAAACTGGAGTTAAATTAGTAAGAAAATCAGAAGGGTTGGGATTTATTCCCCAATCTCCATATAGAGAAAATGATCCATCAAGCATTCCCGCATCATACGCATAAGGGCCACTTAATAAATCATTATAAGTTAATCCTTCTCCACCAAAAGCACCTTGCTCACCACTTTGGTATTTAAGCAAGTTCCAAGGAGTAACACCATCGCCAATTTTAAATTTATTGGTATCAAGTTCAAATCCAGGTTCACCGGCATCAAGAATAGGATTTACTGAAATCCATTCCGTAGCTGTTCCTCTACGTAGTTGTATATCTGTTAATCTAGGCATTGTTCTCTAACTGTTAAAAAAGTTTAATAATAACTAAGTATTACTGCGGGTTAACCATACCTTGTCGGGTATTTTTGTTCCTACCTACACTGCGAGGTAAGTTTTTATACTAGTTTTAGTATGGGGTTGCTCCAGAAACTACATAAACATCATCTATGTAAAAATTTCCACTAGATGTAAATCCTGCCATTTGAAAGTCTAAGTTTAAATAGTCAGCACCTCCAGGCAAAACATTGGAGTATGTAAATTTGTACCAAGTGTTTATTGAAGGCAGAGTCCAATAACCGCTGAACCCATTTCCACCTAAATCAACTGAATAGTTAATAGTGTTGTACGTAATGTTAGTAGTTAAAAACCAAACTGAAAATGAGAATCTACCTCCAGAAACACCAGCTCCAGAATAGCCAGCAGACATTGTGCCGTTATATGCATCATACACAAATTTACCAGAATATGTGCCAGAATGAGCGTAAGAAGTGCTTCTAGTCATTGTAGTAGCGTCGCTCTGAGTATACCATTGATTCATTGTGGCTGACTCAAATGTGCCGTTAGTAATGTAGTTGGTAGGAAGAGCGACTCCTGCTTTTTTTACGCTTCCAACTAACCCTGCAAAACTACCAGTCATTACGTTAACCCGTTTCCACTAATCATCCAAGATGTTGAAGTAATCTTTACAGCTGTAGCCATACCGTAAGCAGCAAGTGTGCGAGAACCTGTTGTTCCTGCACCAGCTAAGTACAAAGTATCTGTATTAATTGAAATAGTCATAGTTGCGCCTGTACCAGCGATAAAAGTCAAAGTTGTTCCAATAGGAAACGCCACCGAGCTGTTAGCAGGGATTGTGACTGTGCGGGTAGCCGAAGCATAAACATGCGTTCCTGCATCACCAACAACAATTGTGTAAGCGCCTATGGTTGTTGCATTTTGTGGAAGTCCCATATAGCCAACACCAGTAGCAGCATTATTTGTATTTGCTGAATTTATAATGACAGTGTTACCTGAGTATAAAGTGGCAGAGCTTGGTATAGGAGTATTATTTACGCTACTTAAATTTGATAAAGAAGTAGTTGAAGTAGTTACTAAAGTGGCACTAGATGGAATAGTAGTTCCGTTAATAGTAGTGGCTGTTGCTATACCCAAAGAGAGCGTTCCATCAGCATTTACTAGTGTTCGAGCAGAACCTGAAGTCCCAATGTAGTTGAGCGCACCTGCTGAAACGTAAAGAACACCGCCACCTGTTGGGTTTGAGCTTGGGGCAACTGAAGCATTTGAAATACCAATGACACCAGAACCGCCACCAAATGACGGGCTTGCAGAAGCAAACCCAACATTTCGACCAGTTTGTAAAGTTATACCAGTTAGACCGTCATTTAAAGCTTGGATACTTGCAATTCGCACACCACCAGTTGTGCCAAATGCAGCTAACAAACCGCCGCTTGAGTCTTGAATTTCAAACGGACTAGCGCTACCCGATGTTGCTAGTTTGATTACTAAACCTTTTGTGCCTGCACTTCGTGCCGTGATGCTTGCCTGTGCAGGTGCAGTAACTGAAGCTGGAAGACTAGAAGCAGTAGTAGTTGCAGCAGTAACTGTTGCACCAACAAGAGCAAATTGAATGTAAGAAGCATTTGCAGTAGCACTGTTTAGCACTCCAGTAACTATGTAAGTTGCAGCAGGAATAATAGAAGTTCCAGAAGCAGCAGCTACAACAACTAAATCATTTACAGCAAGGTTTGTAGCAGAAACAAAGTTAATTTGTCCTTGAGTTGTCGTATTAATTTGAACGCTATAAACAATTCCTACTGAAGAGTAGATAGGAGTTGTTGAGCCTGTGTAAGTTTGGCCAACAGCGTTAGTGCCAGAGTTGGCTGTACCCGCTGAAGTTTGTGTTTGCAACAAGTCGGCAGTTTGAGAAGTTACGCCTTTGATAACTAATCCAGAAGTAGACAAGTTTCTAGGTGTAATGCTTGCTTGTGCAACTACTGCTACTTTTGCGCTAGCATATCCCGTAATTACTGGGTTAGTTGCAAGTTGGTATTGAATAAATAAAGTTCCAGAGTTAGATACGTTAGTGATAACAAACGTTCCATTGGGGTTTGTTCCTGTATACGTAAGACCAGAGACAGTAACACTGTCTCCAATTGCTAAGGCTGTAGCTTGTGAGAAGTTTACTTGAACAGTGTAGTATGAGGTGGTTACTGTAGGAGTGCCACCAAAATTACCTATGGCACCTCCAACGGTATACCCAATTGCATATGGAGACGTGTTGCTAACGTAATTAACAAACCACTGTCCATTTGGATTAGTACCACTAGTATAGGTTAATCCTGAAACAGTAACCACAGTTCCAATTGCAATGTTTGGAGCATAAGTAAGGTTTATGGTTACCCTACCAATACCAGACGAATAAGTAGCTCCAGTTATAGGTGAACCTGGCACTGAGTTACTAGCGGTTACAGAAGTAAGCCCAGGTAATACAGTAGTTAGAGGAGTTCCAACATACATTTGTCCATAGGTTGTTACGCCAACAGCATTTCCTAAATAGTTAGTAGCTGTAAATAAGTCGGTAGTAGATTGTAGTAATGAACCAGTAATGTTTAAATAGGCAGCTCCGTTGCTATTGCTCATACTCATGTTAGAAGCATTAAACCCACCACTGCTAGTAATTACGTTTTTTCCACCAATTGTTAAACCATCAGATGCTCTCCAATAACTTGTCGGGGTAGTTCCTGTATTGTTATACGCTCCTAAATAAAATCCATACCCAGAGGATACTCCAGAATAAGAGGTAGTACCTTTATATGCGTACCATTCTTGAGCTATATTTTGTACACCATAATTTGAATCAAAATAAGAAGGTTCATAAACTTTTAAAGAAGCATAATTCCAATTTTTAGCTGGAGCAATGCTAACGTTACTAACGTATCCATTAGTTTTTATTGAAAAAAGTGGATTTTCTGAAGAGTTATTTGTTATTGAATTTCCATTAGCAACTAAAAGTACGTTTCCAATTGCTCTAACAGTTCCCCCTGATACATAAGTTAAAGTACTATCAATTTGGTAAATAGTAATAGTAGTTGAGTCAACTCCACCTACTAACCATGTGCCATTAAATCCCGTTGGATTTACTCCAGCAATAGTTACGTATCCACCCCATTGAGCATTATGCCCAGGAGCAGTGATTACCCACTGGTCTGTAGACACAGAGCTAACAGAAATTCCTGTAATAGATACTGGAGAAGAAGTTCCATTTGAATTAGAAACTATTCTTACAGCATCTAAATCTGGTCTATTTTGAAAAAGATTTATAGAACCATTTACTGCCACATCATCTAAAAAGTTTTTAGCCATTATCCAACCATCATTACTCTGTATTTACCTGCTGCAACGGTAGTTGCAGCGTTCCAAGAAAGGGTAACGTTACCCGTAGTTTCATCAATTACAATATCTGTAACAACAATAGCAGCTGCAGTATTTGTTGTTATATCTCTAACTTGAACTAAAAACAGACCAGCAGTTCCTAGACCATGGGTAGCAGCACTAATTGTCCAAGTTACTACACCTGATGTAGGCGTCAAAGAAGGGTTAGTAGCAGTGTATTTATTTACAGTGCTTGCAGACAAAGTTCCATCTGCAGTTACAGATAACCCAGTTCCTACTTTAATTCCACCTAATGCAGAAGCAGTAGCAGCTGGAAGAACATACGTATTAGCGCCAGAAATAACACCAGAACCATTAATTGTAATAGTGGTTCCATCTACTTTTACACCACCAAGTGTTGTAGTAGAAGCAGTTGGCAATGTATAAGAATAAGTACCACTCAGTACTCCAGAGCCATCAATAACAAGGTTTGAACCAACTTTAACACCACCAAGAACTGTGCTAGAAGCTGTAGGTAAAGTGTAGGTATACGGTGCGCTAATTACTCCAGAGCCGTTAATAGTAACGGTAGTACCATCAATTTTTACACCACCCAAAACTGTGGTAGAAGCAGTAGGCAAAGAGAACGATGGGCTACCACTAATTACGCCATTATTGATAGTAATGGTATTTCCATCAACAGTTAGTGTAGAACCATTAGCAGCAAGAATTTGACTTGAAGTTCCGTCATTGATCTTAAATGAACCAGCAAGGAGCGTGTCGTAAGTTACCGAGGTTAAATCTACTGTTTGACCAGCAGGCTCTACACCATTAGAAAACAGTGTCCAAACACCATTTGTATGATTTCTTACAAGACCAGCATGTTTGTGGTTTGAAACATCCCCACCAGTTGTGCCGTATGCACCATAGAACCCAATGTCCAAGGCATCAGTTGAATACTGGTTGTTAGACAAATAAATTACAGAGTCACTAACAGATAAGTTAGTGCTAGTGATTATGTTGTAAGTGCCGACTGTTAAAGTTCCAGAGACATTCATATCAGCAGCATTTACGGTACCTGTAAATGTAGGACTAGCTAGAGGAGCTTTTAATGCTAAATCTGAAGTTAAGTTAGTTACTTGAGATTCTGCAATATTTGGAATATCACTAGCTAAAAGAGTTGTTCCAGAAGTAACACGTCCTTTAGAATCTGTGGTTACTTTTGTGTAAGTTCCAGCCGTACCAACTGCAGATAAAGTAGGGTTTGGGTAGTTACCCGTCAAGTCTCCACCAGCAGTGGCTGTAGCTGAAAGTCTTGAAGTATCAGTAGGGTGAGTATGGTCTTGACGAGCAAACCTAGTAGAAGTTCCTACAGATGCAGTACCGTCCATATTTGGAGTAGCAGTTCCAGCTTGACCTAAAACAAACGCTGTGCTTGCTGCTTGCGTAGTGTTTGTGTCGGCAGTTGCTGTTGGTACTGTTGGAGTACCTGTTAATGCAGGACTAGCTAGGGGGGCTCTAGTTGTGTCTGTAGGGTGAACGTGATCTGCCCTGGCGTATGAAATAGATGTTCCAACTGCAGCTGTTCCATCAACAGTAGGGGTAGTAGTAGACGGAGTAGTTGTAGGAGTAAAAGCAATTGAATCAGTATTAATTTTTACAACGGTATTAGTGGCAGTTCCAGAAGAGGATAGCACCCAACTAGTGCCAGTGTTTACTGTTCCATTTGTAACTTGTACTCGTTTATTGGTAAACAGTTGACCAAAAGTCGAGTTATTAGCATCTGTCGCTCTAGTAAAGTAAAGATTTCCAGTAAAACCAGAGCAATAATAAATTCCGTTTTGTTTAGGGTCTGCCTGGTCTTTTATAAGAACTCTAGTGCCATTAGTTACATCAGTAGAGCTAAATGATTTGCCATCAATAACAGTGCCAGTTGAGGTATAGAAATAAGAACCTACTCCCGTACCACCATTAGCGTCTGAAAATACATAAGAACCCGATGCAGCAGCAGTTAAACTAGATGACAAAGTAACTGCATATGGGCTACTTCCAGATACAGCAGTAACAGTAGTTCCTGATGGTATTCCTGTACCAGTAACAGTTTGTCCTACAATAGGTACAACACCTGTATACGTTACTGTTATTTGATTAGTTCCACTAGTTCCAGATACGTTAGTAGCGGTTCCCCCACCTGTAAAATAAGTAGCACTAAGTGGACCAGTAGTGGCATATGCCACTGTAATGTTAGTATTTGAAGGAGTAACTGGGCCTGTGACATTTCCAAAACCATTAATAACATTTGTTCCATTAATGGTTAATCCGTCAGAAATTCTCCAGTAGTTTGTGGGCGTAGCTGTTGAAGAGTATTCTCCTAAATAGTTTCCATAGATAGAAGAAACTCCCCCAATACTTTTACTAGAATAGTCGTACCAAATTTGAGCTGGACGTTGAAGTGGAGTTCCTGACTCATATACTGCTAAAGAAGTTAGCGAGTTAACTGCGGAGTCAACCGTAAATGGAGATATTCCTCCAGTTGTTGATATAGAAAAACTACTACCAGTATTAGAGCGGATGCTAACTGCGGTAGGAACTACTGTAACCGTTCCCCCAGAAACATAAGTAAAATTAGAAACATAATAAATAGTGATTATATTAGTAACACTATTTACGGCACCAACTAAATATTTTCCATTAAACGAACTTGGAGTTACTCCATCAATAGTTATGTATTGTCCCTGTACAATGTTGTGCCCTGGAGCAGTAATTCTCCAATAACCAGTGCCAGTAGCACTAGAAATGTTAGTAATTGCAAAGGCATTTGGGCTAATGGCAGTATTTGATACAACGTTTAATGCTGAAAGGTCTGGTCTATTTTTATTAGTAATAGTCAACGTGCCATCAGAAGTAGCTGCTACAGCCGTATTTCCAGAGGCGTCAATGACGTTAAAAATTGAGTTATTTTGATAAACAGATGCAGTTATAGTGCTTCCACTGTAGCTGAAGTATGACCTAAGCCCTACAGTAAAAGTGTAAGTAGTAACTGAAATAATCGGCAAAGGGGCACCAAAACCAGTTTGAAGACCATAAACACCACCACCCCCAGTAGGAAAAGTAACAAATTGACCTACAGAAAATGAGTGAGCAACGGAGCCCGTAGAAAATGTTGTGTCGTTAGTATTAGCCGTAGCGCTAACTACTGTAGCTGTTAAAACTTTTCCGTACACATTTACTGCAGAGCTAGTAATGTTTACTGGGTAAAACCTTTGAATGTTAGTCCAAGTATTATCTGTACTTAACAAGTCTGAAGTAAGCAGAGTACCACTAGTAGGAATGCTAGTTCCATTAATAGACGTAATATTACTTAATAGGGGATTTAAACCTAAAGTAATGCTAGAGGTTCCACCATCCCAAGTAGTCCCAGAACTAAATGTAAGGTTAGAGTTAGTTAACCCTAAAGTATAAGTAGTGCTAGATTTAACGGTAATAGCTGCAGAACCGTCAAAGTTAACTCCGTTTATAGCACGGGGAGTAGCTAGGGTAGTAGCGGTAGAGGCGTTTCCAGTAAGTGCTCCAGTAAAAGTAGTTGCAGTTACTGATGTTAATCCAGATAAAAAAGTGCTACTATTTCCTAAAGAAATTGGGGTAGTACCTATAGTAATAGCACTATTTGTCAATCCAGTATTAGGTATAGTGGCAACTGTGCCCAAAGTTCCATTACTAGTGTTAGTTACATAACCAGAGGTAGTAAGGCCACTGTCTTTAATAATTGGAGCTGTAAGAGTTCCCGTAAAAGTAGGGTTATTAATTGGGGAAAAAGTGCTTGCTGCAGTTGAAGTAGTTAAATAACTACTACTATCTAATGAGCCATCTGCCTTTAAAAACTGTGTTGAAAGTCCACCATTAATTACTACAGAGCCAAGCTTAAGGGTATCGTAATTAACTGATGACAAATCTACTGTTTGGTCTGCTGGCTCTACTCCATTTGAAAATAGATACCAAGTGCCATTAATATGATTACGAACAAGCCCAGTGTGCTTGTGGTTGCTGATTGTTCCACCAGTAGTTCCATAAGCACCATAGAATCCAATGTCTACAGCATCGAGAGCATACTGATTTTGTGAAAGGTAAATTACTGAGTCATTAACTGCCAAGTTAGTGGTGTTAATGATTGTTTGAGTGCCACTAACAGTAAAGTTACCTGATACAGATAAATCACCAGAAAAACTAGCAGTAGTTCCTGTAATTCCTCCAGTAAAAGCAGCTCCTGAAAGATTAGCTTTGGTAGCTAAAGCCGTGTTTAACCCAGTGACTTGGGAAGTAGTAATCTGCAATAAAGTTTGGTCAATTCCTAAAATGTATTGACCAATAGATGCATTACCTGCATTTGTAATTGGGGAAACTACAGTTAAAGATGTTGGGTTAATCCAACTTCTAACTCCTGCAGTAGTTGACGATAAAACTTTACCAGAAGTATCGGGAACACCTAAGTCAGGCTCTACCTGGTCTAGGCTAATAAAATTGTAACGGTCTGCAGAAACTTGAGTAGGTGGAGTTTTCTTGACCTTACCTGAAACAAGTTTAGCCATTAGCACTCTCCAAAATAGAAAGAGTTAGCTTCAAAGCATTATTAGTATCAGAAACAATTTGCAAAGAGTTGCCCGTCTCTAAAACCAGTTTACCTGTGGTAACAGACGAAGCGTCATTTGCTGGAATTGAAAACCCGTTTACAAGTTCGGTAGCAACACCGTTTCTAAAAAGTGAGACAGTAGCTTTTGCAGTAGTAGCTCCTACATTAGAGATTTGAGCCATCAAAACAATTCCAGTGTAACCATCAGGAGCAGTATAAACAGTTTGAGTAGTAGTAGTAATAACTAAAGTAACTGTTCTAAATATATTTAATGCAGCCATTATTTAACCTCAAGTGCAAATAAAGTTTGGATAGCGTCATCAAACGCAGTGGGATTTGCTAGCGCAATTTTGTGGACTTCAGGATTACTATGAAAAATAGAAGTAGTTACAGAGCGCAAAGAATTTTTAACTACTTCAGCTACTTCTGCACCGTGAACTTCAGTAACTTTGTTTATTTCATCAATCATTAAATTTTCTACAAAAGCACGTAAAGTTTTAACAGTTAATGACGTGTTACCTGGCATAGTTGATGCATTAAATTTTTCCATGTTAACCTTCAATGGCTAGTAGGTACGGGGTCATAACTGCAAAAAGACTCTTATTAAAAGCATCGCCTTCAATAGTTCCAGAGGCACGGTTAATAGTTAGCCCGCTACCAATACGGAAGTCACCTCGTTGATCAGTACTAGTATAGAAAACTTTGCCACCATTTAACTCCCTAACTTCCTTAGTTTGGTCAGGAATACCGCCAAGTTGTGGAAGTGCAGTAGCCAATTCTGTTCCAGCACCTGCATACTCAAAAGTATGTCCAGAAGCTGTAATAAGACTTCTTTGATAAAAGTTAACTGCTCCACTAGGAATATCATTTAATAATGGTTCAAGTAAAGTTACTGTGCAAGTATTGCTTATAGAAGAATAGTTAGTAACATTAGCAACAGTATAAAATTGACTTGATGGGTCATTTGAAAATCTAACAGTGTTATTAATTCGTGGTCTTGCAGTTAAATTAGTTAAAGAAATAGTGGTGCTTCTTTTGCTTAAACTTGCGGTAGATCCTGTGTAAAGCGATGGGCTAGTTCCATCAGCAACTAAACCATAATTACCAAAAGAAGTGTCTGAGCCAATCAAAGAACAAAATCCACCAGACTCGCACCAAACTCCATAGTTACAGGCAATTGTGTAAATACTTACTAATTGAGCGTATCCCTGATTAATAATGTGGATACCGATTCCACCTTGATTTACTTGAGTAAACTGTCCGGCAACCATAGATTTACCGCCATATGCCAAACTACCATCGATACGCATACCAGTACCCGTAGTAGTAATAGATGAGCAGTTATAAATATATGGGCTAGCAGTAATTACTCCAGCACCAGTGGGAGGAAATGCAATAGCAGCTGCCGGAGACACATGGTTTCTAAAAGTAACTTCTTTTACATAAGATCCATTATTTACATAAAAAATGTCTTGAGTAGGGTTAGCTGGCTGAATGTTTACTGAACGAAGACTATCACCAACAATAGAAGTTTTAGCTGGAATAGTTACTGGGTTTTGTTCTGTATAAGTTCCACTTTTAACAAAAATAGTTGTAAAGTCTGATGTTACAGCCGCACAAGCGGCTTTAATACTAGCAAATGAATTGTGGATAGTAGACCCGTCATTATTATCATCGCCTGTTTTTGAGACATACAAAACATTTGTTGTTGAATCTGCAGGTCCCACAGGTCCTCTTGGTCCAGTTGGACCACGTTGACTAGGAACCCCGGGAAGTAAAGCAATATCTAGTTCTGGTTGGGGGCCATTAGGGTCTATAAAAGGAGGAGGAAATATTGCGTCTGGTTGTGGGTAATTATTAGGATTGTATGGTTCTTCTCTATAAGGAATTAAATTAATATCTTTTTCAGGTAATGGCACATTTGTCATAGAACTACATCGCTAACTCTTACAGTAAAGAAATTATCTCCCTTAATCTCAACAGGAAGAATAGACCCACTATTAGGGTTTGTGTTATTTGGATCAATAATCTGAAGAGACCAGTAAGTGCGTTCTGCTAATCTTAGTGTTTGATCTGATGTTAAAGATAAAGTGGCAGTGTAGGTTCCGTTCGTTGGTCCCACTACAGACAAAGTAAAATTTTGAACGACCAAAACACTGCCACGCTGATTCAGGAGTTTTGCTACGTATGAGATTGAGTTGTCATACGATCCTGTAAACTGTACAGTCGTACTAAATGCACGACCTTGATATGCAGTAAGTTCTCCACCAGATGTAGGCCATGCAGCTGGTTTATCAGCATAACTAGGCATAGGAGAATGTACACGCTGTGGGTAAGAACGGTCGTCAACTTCTTGAGGCTTATACACAGGAACATAGCGACCTGTAGCCTTAGAAATACGGCGAAGTGAAGTGACATCGACCTTGTAAAGTCCAATACCTAATTGAACACAAAGATCCCGATACTGAGCCTGACGAGCCTGTACCATGTCCATTAGCTGACGATATCGCTCAGATCGTGGAATGCTAACACCATCAGGCGCTGCAATATCAATGTCAAATGATGCATCTGTGGCCAAAGTATAAAGTGCAATTGTAACTGCATAAATAGCTACAGGATATTCTTCAATTTGTGGCAAAGATTCTACAGTTACTTTTCTGCCCATTGAATCTTGGTGACCAGCAGAGTGTTGATTTACAGAATCAGTAACAATAGTTCCTAATTCAGTAGGAGTAAAGTACCTGTAGTATTTTCCACTTACTGTCATCTCATCGCCATCAGCAGGAACAGTGTCAATAATAAGAACACCCGTTTGCTCTTCAATTTCACAATGGCTAGAAATATCTACACCATTTTTAAAAATTAAAGTTGCCTCTGCATCTAAAGGAGCATAATCTAATTTAAAACGGTTAGTACTTCCATCTGCAACAAATTGAGAGACAAAAGTTTTTCCTAAATCTCCAAGTTCTAGTCGAACTCTATCAATTAGTGTTGTTAATGAAGCCACATTTCCTCCGAAATTTTAATACTTTTATGGTCTCGCATATTTGCTAATAATTCAGCCCAAACGTAAAAGTCCGCCCTGCTGTGAGGATGTTGGCAGACCAGCAGGACGGACAGAATTTGAAGATAACTTTTAGTTAGGTCTCCAAATATAACCAAGGCGCTCTAGGTAATCAGCAAGGTCGACTGGAACCTCGTATTTGACACCGGCCTTGAAATCAAAGGTATTTCCAACACCATAAGTCATCTGCTCAATGTCAGTAATAGTACGGATAATAGTAGTTTTTTTAGAAGCAGTAGTAATGCCTACTGTTTCAATTTCATCAATAATGATAGGTTGATCTGGACGTTTTGGATCAAATACTGCAGTTTCTAAAAGTTCTTCTTCAGCAGCACGAGATATAGAAATCTCATCTTTTCGTCTTTTTAATTCTGCAGCATTCTTTTTTGCTGCATCTTCCACTGCACGGCCGGTAGCGTCTAGTGGGCTTGTTGGGTTATTTGCCACGATGTTTTTTCTCCTTATTAGATGTGGTAAAAAGTAAGGGGACGGAGCGAACTCCGCCCCCTTACGCTAGCTTTGTTAGTTGGTGTAAACCTTAACAATAGCCTGGTCGGTGATCACACCAAGACCCCAGATTGAGTACCATGCTAGAGCATGCTCACGACCAAAGTCTAGAACACCGCCATCACGAAGCTCAACTGGAAGGCTGATTGCGTGACCAAATGCGTTGTCACCAATCATGATTGACTCGTAGACATCTGCACCTGGAGTACCAGAAGTTGCAGTTGCACCTGAGTTCTCAGGGTTACCACCAAGACCTGGGCCAGTGTTAGCCTTTACAGGAACACCGGTCTGGTCAGCAACAGTACCAACTAGTGAGCTGTAGTCAACTGCTACACTGCTAGTTAGCTTGTTAACCTGAGTGGTCTCGATGAATACGACGTCATATAGACGGCCAATCTCACCTAGCATAAAGTTACCTGGGGCAGCATACTTGGTAACTTCGATAAACTCTGGGTTTGAACGAAGGTCACGTGACTGCTTAGGGTGAATGAACTGGACGTAGGTCTCACCTAGACGTGGAATGTTCTTACTAGCAAGAGTAAGAGCAGCATCCTTGATTGCACCAGTGGTTAGCTTAAACTGACCAGTTAGTGAAGCAAGCGAAGTACCTACAGTACCTTCAGCATAAGTGTTGAAGGTAGTTGATGCTGAGAAACCTGAACGGTCATAACCATAGACAGCTGAGGTAGCAGCTGCAAGAGTGTTACGTGCCTGGAGGTCTAGGTACTGTGCCATGTGGCGACCTAGAAGACGTGAAGCCGAAGCCATGATGTCGTCAAACGAAGCGTTCAATAGAAGCTCCGAAACAGCGACAGCATAACCGTGCTCTGCAACAGTAATAGCAATCTGCTCTGCAGTCAAAGCGTTAGTGGTCATACGTACACCTTCAGTAAGTGGAGAAGCCACTACATCAAAGTTCTTGTAACGTAGGAAGTTAACACGAAGACCAGGAGCTACACCAAGTTCAGTTTTCTTAACAGCAAACTGCTCGAAGCGTAGAATTGGCATTGCCTGGAAAAGGATTTCCTTTGACCAGATGGTTTGAATAGCCTGCGATAGCTGACTATTAGAACCCGAATAAGCGGTAGGGGCTCCAGCAAGCTGGCCCGAACCTGTAATAGCTGACGCCATTTATTTGCTCCTTTCAAGAGCGTTGATAGGTTAGGTTAGTTACCGAACAATCCCTGTCCACGGTTATTACTGTTGCCCAAAAGTTTTGAGCGATTTTTGATGTATTCGTCCATTGGCATCTTAGAGATGTCTTCCGGTGTATATGATCGTTGGTCCATATTGTTGTCGAGGGGTCCAGACGCAGGAACTGTAATTCTAGTTCCTACTTGTTCCTTACGACTCTGCTGTGCCACTGACGCAACAGAGTCCAGGATTTTAGCAGAGCGATCTTTCATAACTAAGACGCTCTGCTCTATCTCGTCTTTAGTTCCACCCTGAATTAAATCTAATAATTCAGGAAGTACATTGTCACGTTCTTGGTCAATACGCTGACGGCGGTATGTGTCTAGCTCTTGATACTCACGTTCACGCTGAAGAAGTGCAAATGTGCGCTCTCGCTCTTGGCGCTCTGCCTCAAGCTTTGCTGCCCATTCATCTTCTTTAGTTTTTAGAAGTTGTTTAAAAGACATTTCGTCTTCTTCTTGAGCCTTTTTTTCAGCAAGCCGCTGTGCTTCACGTTCATGGCGTTTAGCCTGTTTTTCCGCTTCTCTAGCAGCTTGTTCTTCACGCTCTTTGCGAAGAATAGAAATTTCTTCCTGTAACTTTTCTAGTTGAGGATATAACTTATCTTTTTCTTGTTTTCTAGCTTTTTGAATAGCCTCTGTAAGATCCGATTGATTTGGGATCTCTACTTCAGGGGTATTCGGCGTTGTTGGCTCTGATTCAGTTTCAAAACCATCTTCGTTATTTTCCATAAATACATATTCTCTTTTCATTCACTTGGTCGTTTTCCGAATTAATAACACATGACCTATTACTTGTACAAAACTATTGCACCGCATTATAGACAAATTGTCTCTATAAACTCAATAAAAATTATTAATCTTTATCTACAGTTCTTCTTTGCGGTAGTTTAGTTCCATACGCTTCTGTTACAAGGGCATTCCTAATTGAAGCCTCACCCTGCAAAATCTCTTCTGCTGATTGCGTATTTTCAGGAGACTTTTCATTTTCTGGAGTTTGAGGTCCTAGAACACCATCTCCAAGAACATCGCCATCACCCATCATCATTGGGTCCATTGGAGTAGCAACTCCACCTTCAGGACCAGGCATCATGCCAGTTAGATCCATAATTTCTTTTTGAATCTGAGTTCTGATGAGAGTTAGAGCACCATCTGCTTCAGCATCTGCAATAAGCTCTGCACGAATTTCTTGTAGTTTCTCTTCTGGGAATTCCTCACCAAGAGCACGAAGAGCGCCTTCTTTAGATTCAAGACCCAAAGACATTTTAGTCTGTAACTCATTAAGCAAGATAAGTTTATCTAGAGGAAGTGGGTTAGGAAATTGTGCATAAGTTACATAGGTAAGAGGATCATTAGGATCAAGTTGAGCTACTTGACCTTCTTTAATAGGCCCATCTGTTTCTGGATTGTAACTAAAAGTTTCTGGTTCTTTTACAGCTAGGTTCAAAAGAATAAGCTGGTTAATTTCCTCTAGACCTCTGCCATACTGAGAAACTTTTTGTGACCAGCGATTCATAAGAGGCTGATATTGAATAGAAAGAGCAACACCAGAAGTGTTAGAAATTGGTTGAATTTGGCCAAGAGCAGCTTCTGGAATATTCATAAGTTCATGCATTGATGTTTTCAACATTTGCATATATTCCATAGCACCTGAAAGTCCGGCAGATCCACCTTCTAAGTTAAATACTTGTGCATCTTTAGGAAGGCCTCCCCAAACTTTCTTAGCGCCTTTTTCCATACCTTCAAGTTTTGCTCCAACAACAACAGTTACAGGAGCTGCGTGATAATTAACAATATCTGCAATGTCAGTTGCAATTTCGTTGTAAGAACGATTTATGGTAATAATGTCGTGAGCGTCTGAAAGACCCCAAGGCGAACCAGATACAGGAATGTTAGGGATGTGGACAACTGGAATTTGTCCCAAAGGGTTTGGTCTGCTGTCGATAAGTTCGTCATTTACATACTCCTCAATAATGTCGTCAGTAAGAATCTCAGTATAGGTATAGACCTGACGGGTACCTTCTAAGCTAGTACCCCAAAAACGATATTTTTGCTTAAAACGAAGAAGACGGCTACGATCGTGAGGGTGAAACTCTGGAAAACAAAACGCAGGGTTTAAAGGAAGAACACGAACACGGCCTGGGTGAAAACGTCCGATGCTATCTTCCCAAGCTTCTTCATAAGCAATTTTAACAAAACAATCCCCTGTAATACCGCCAGTTTGTGCCATTTCAAGTAGAACACGCTGTTTGTTATTGTCAATTTCCCAAACTCGTTCTAGACGATCTGGAACAATAGCTTCAGTAGCTTTAGGAGAACGGAAGTGGATACCTTTACCAAAAGTAAACCTAGCAAGATAGTCTAGGAATGCACGGTAGTAGTTAAGCGAAATTTGCATTTCGCCTTGTTCTCTACGGTAGCCCCAATGGTGTCCCAAGTACATGGCCCAGTTGAGTGAGTAACGATTTAGGCGAGGACCATGGACCTCACTATTCAAATTCCTCGTCTGCTAATTCAACTAATCCAAGTGGAGAAATGGAAATAGTTAAGTCAGAAGACGCCGCACGATAAGATGGCGGTGAAAAATCAAGGAATGACATCAGGCATCACCTCCTTAGAATTCTGGAGGTTTCGTACCTCATTGGCAATACGCTTTTTGATTTCATCTGTAAAAGGAAAAATTGCATTTTTACGGATGTTACAAGGAGAACAAGCTGGGCGTAAATTATCCACAGTATGTGCTCCTCCTTTTGAAAGTGGTTGAACATGGTCCCAATGAATATCTGTCAAAGGTTGTTTACAAATCCAACATAGATTGTTAAATTCTTCTAAAATACTTTCATATTCTTTATCAGAAATCTTAGTAAACTTAGTATTAGCTTTTTGTGCTCTACGTTCACGTTCTTTTCTAGCTACTACTTAATCATCTTTTTTGTCGTGCTTAGAATCTTTTTTGTGAAGTTTCTTTTTTAACTCAGCTTTTTTAGCTTTTAATTCTTGAATTCGTTCTTCACGTTTTGAGCTAAATTGACGACTCATAATTTTCTTGCGTCTAGTTTCTTCTGAAGTATCTTCAAATTTTCCACCATTTTTAATATATTGCTGGTGGACCCAGTGAGATGCCCCCGGATTAGGATAGTTAGTATACTTAGCTTTAGCTTGGGTAATAATCATTGCCCAAAGCCTTGTGTTTGTAGGTACCTGTGCCATAACTGTCCTTAACGATTAATATACCCCCTGCTATTAACAGGGGGTAATAAGCAATTATTAGTCGTTTACAACCGTTGGATTCATGCGCATGGTACGGCCACCAGAAACAAACTTCTCTTCAATTTTCTGTTCTGCATAGTCAGTAAATGAACCATGTGCAAATTCTCCAAGGAAAGTTGGTGCTTCGATCCATGCAGCTGAACCTACGTGTGCTCGCTCTGAAAGAGTCTCAGCAGCTGGCTTCTGCCATACTGGTGCATTACGGTTTGGACGACCTGGTGCGGCTGCAAAGCCGTTCATAATACCAGTCTGAAAATCAGTAGGTACGTCAGTGTCGGTTGCGATGCCTTCTTCAAAACGAAGTGGGCCCCGGCGCTCTGGATTGCCGGTTAGTTTACGCTCATAAATCTGTGGTGAACGCTCAGGGAACTGAGGTGCTGGACCAATGCCCATGTTGACTCCTTAAAGGTAGATAGGGAAAACTGCAGTATTTCCAATTATCAGTTTCTCTAATTTTTGTGTATTTATCTTAGTTAACTCAAATTTTATTTTAAAAAAACGGATTAGCAGAAACTTGAACTGTAGGCATTACAAGTTCTTGAGTTAATGAACAAGCAATAGCTAGTGAATCTACAAAGTCATCGTGAGCGTAGTTTTCATCAGGAGCTGCTACTGTAAAGTTTGGTCCTTTATATTGTACTTCAGCATCTGTCATTTGTTGATAGAAACGTTTCCATATTCTTAATCTTTTTGTTTTAGCATGGCCTGGAAAACCAATGGCTTGACGCTGAATAAGTGCCTGTAAATGTTTAAACCTTTTTGATTGCTCTGATTGACTTGACGTTAGCGGAATAACTTCAGATCTTGGAAGCAAGATTTTAAGACGTTGTGCAACAGCATCACCTACACCATTAGCATCTACGCCTACTGCCAATACATCATAATTAGCTAAAAATGATTGAATTTTAAAGTATTGTTCTTCCCAGTCATCGCCTTGAATTTCAAGCCAATTTAACACACGATGATCAAAATACCCAAATTCATCTGGTCTATCCCAGTCAACCCAAACAACTGTAACAACAGTAGAGTCCATTTTACGAGCAGGGTCAATTCCAACTACCACTGGAGTTTTGTGCCACATAGGCTGAATTGGTTGAGAAGTATCGCACAAAGCATCTAATGCAGATGAAGTAACAAACATACCCCGTTCAAGCAACCATTTACAGTTGTAAGACATTTGAAACTCATCTGAGTCTTCACCAATACGAAGCATTTCTTTTTTTATAAACTTTAGATAATTTTCGTTATATTTAGCGACATCCCTCCAGTCCCATTGAAAATGATTTTGTTTACCATTACGGCCAGTTTGACGTCGTTTATTAAGTTGAATAGCTCTATAAAAGTTATTTTTACTAGTAGTAGGAGTTCCCGTTTTAACCATAGTACCTGCATAGTATGCAAGCATAGGGCTAATAGATTTTGAAACTACAAAATCATCAGCTTCTTGACATTCATCAATGACAATAAGATGAAATGATTTAGACTCAATTTTTGCTCTTGGGTTTGCAGTCATCATGGTAATTGATGACCCTAACTTTTTTAGTCTAATTTGACGAGTAACGCCACCTACACGAGCAGCAGAGTCATCAATTTCTGGATCTGCAAATACACTATTAGCATGTTCTGAGGTAAGTCGGGTTACTACACGACTAAATAATGTTTCAGCCTGACTTTCAGTAGGAGCAAATAACCCTACCCAAATACCATTTTTAAATTTACTAAGAAGATCCGGATAAATATCAGAAAGAAGAGGAAGAAGGATCATTAAAGTAGCAACAGTATCCGCCACAGTTTCCGATTTTCCTGACTGACGAGAAGCTAATGCAGTAACTTCTTCGCCATCATTAATCAACACAGATTCAATGATTCTTCTTGCAAGTGGCTTTTGATAAGGATGCAAATCATGCCCAACAAGTACTACAAGAAACTGCATAATTTTGTCTATTAATTTGACAACAAATTCTTTGCTTAATTCATCGAGCTCATCATCGGCATCATCTTCAAAAAACTCATCTTGTTTAAAATTTTCTGGATTAATTTCCTCAAATTTATCATCACCAATGTAAATTTCTTCTGCGGAATTAAAATCCATTTGCTGACCTTTTTTTAAGTTCTTTAACTATTGCCAATAATGCTTCAGCACCCATTTCTGCTTCCTCTAAAGCGTAATCATCTTTACGATTAGTTACATTTTTACCAATAGTAAATAATGCATTTTCTGCCCAAACAACCAGTTCATGCGTCCCAATCCCAGAGATCCGTTTCTCCAGTTTCGTAAGCTGGTGGGATCCAGCCTTCTTGAAAATCTTCATCTTTTAGTATCCGTCCTTGTGTCGCATTATTAAGTGCCGATTCTTCACTATTTTGTTTACCAGTCCATTTTCCTAAAACTAATGCTCTATAAAAAGGAAGTTTTAAAATATAAGGAGTAGCAGTTCTAAATGGCTCTTCAATTTCTTGAGTCCATCCTTTTACTACAATTTTATTTTCCCAATTAACCGGGAACTTGATAAATTGAAAAAATCTTTTTGATCCGATGTTGTATACCTTGGGCATTATTACTTTCTTTTTGCTTTTTTATTTGCCGTAACTGGAGCTTGGTTTCCGTTTCGTTTAGCAGCTCTTGCTGCTTTTTTAGCAGCTGCTGCTTTTGCCGCATTTTTAGCGGCAACTCTTTCAGCTCGTTCTGTAATTGTTAATCGTCTTTCAAGACTAGGTTGACGTCTACTTTCCCACATTTCATTTTGTGAGACACCTTTAGCTCTAATTTGATTAGTACGAGCAATTTTATACCTAAGAAGCTGCGCATTTGCATCAATATATGAAATGTCTGCATAGCCACGAGGTTTTGAATCTAAATATTGACGAATAAAAACGCCCTTAGATTTTGCAAATTTAAATTGCAACCATAGATCTCTACTTACTTCATAGTAATTATAGTAAGTACCATCTCTAAAAATTACTGTAATAATTCCTAATCTTTGACCTTTATCTCTTTTATAGCCAGCAGCTACAGTTCTAGGTCTTTTAGGATTAGTAGTTTGAGTAGGAAGAACTGTAATAGGTGCAGGAGTTTCATCATGATTTCTAGGATCATCAGCAAGATTAGGGTAGTAAATTGGATTGTAAAGTGCTTCAGCAGATTGTGTAAATCCAAACTGTGTCATTAAAGCTTCATCACCAGTAAACAAAGCTTTAGATTCTATACCTGCACCCGATTTAGCAAAATCTCCACGAGATGAAGCTACAGGCAAAGCTTCAAGAGAACTTTGATTTGGGTTATTTAGTACCGCACCTTGTTCTTGCCAAGTAGCATATTGCAAAGCTAAAGCAGCTTCATCTTGAATTCCATAAAATCCTAATCTAGGATCCATACGTTGAAGAGCTTGAAGCTTTACCTCTTCTGGCGATAAACTACTAGGATTCCATGGCTGAAAGGTTCTTCGTGCCATTAAAACCTCCTAATAAATAAATAAACCGTGCTACCAGTTTATCGGCAGCACGGTTTATTTATAGGGTTAAAATATTAAGCAAACTTGGTAATAGTAATGTCAGCTGAACCAGTAATGGAGTTAGCTGCAGGAGCTACGCTCTGTGAGAACACAGTTCCTGATACACCTACAACTGAACCAGTCAAAGTTGACTGTGAAACAGCGGTAGAGTTTAGCGAAGTAATTGAGAAGCTGTTAGTAGCGTTAGCAGTAACAACCCAAGTACCATTAAACTCGGTGTTTGGTGAAACGAGCGCTGAAACAGTCACTTTGGTACCTACTGGGTACTGAGCACCTGCACCAGTAGCAGTCAAAACTGCAGTGGTTGAACCAGCAGTGCGAGCAATAGCAGTCACTGTGATAGCGGTGTTAGTCTGGCTAGTACCGTTTACCTTGATATTTGCGTTCTGATAGCCTGCATCACGAAGACCGTCCTGAGCTGCATAAGCATACAAGGTAGTGCTTACACCAGAAAGGGTGACAGTTGTATCAGTAGTAGCTGCGTTCAACCCTAAAACGTTAGGTACAACGATGTATGGGGTGTAGTTGTAGGCACTTCCTGTAAACTCACCTAAGTCATTTGGAGTGTATAGAGGGTAACCGTTCCATCCACCAAGAATGATGTCATGGTTGTCCTTACCTGGAACAAGTCGTTTGCTACCACCAGTTACTGGATCAGTAGTGGTAGTTGAAGTAGCAGTGTCAGTAAGGGAAGTGCGAAGGTCGTTAGGTTGAGCTGCCATGTTTCCCCATACAAAATCAATCTGAACGTTACCGCCAGTGTCAAGTGCGTGACCGCTATTTGTAGTTTTAACTCCTAGACCACTAACAGTGGTTCCATTTCCTAGGCTCATAATTTTTTTTCTTTCTCTAGAGTTTTTTTTGTTACTTTCCCTCGTCAGGGAAATCTTTTAAATTATAAATTGCTCTTCACAAAGATGTTCATTTAATTCATCTTCAAATAGAAATTCTTTACAATCTCTACATCTAAACATTTTCGTGTCTTGTTCTTCTACGTCTTGTTGAGCCGGAGAATGATCATATACAACTTTTGTTTGCATATATATTTCACGTGGAAATGGGCCTAATGCTGGACGATATCCATTTGGAACAGCATGAGCTTGAATAGCTTGTTTACGGATTAGTGTCATTGGTAGTAGTTTTAGTTGATTTCTTGCTTACTGAAGTATCTTCTATAGGAGTAGTCTCAATAATAGTTACTTTGTTTACAAGACTTCTAGGTAAATGATACGCACAATACTTAATTGAAAAATCATTGGTAATAGCGTAATCATAAAACGCATCGGCATTGCAGTTGGCACATGTTGGCATAGTTACTCCTTATCTTAAATAAGGTTGCCAAACTTTTATAGTTTTGTCAGTATGAACCATTATTCATCTGAAATGTTATTTGTTTGATTTTTAGCTTTTTTTAAAAGAGGATAAATTGAATTTACTCTAAATTTGGGGTCTATTAACTTTTCTCTCCTTTTTTGTTCTTGTAGATTTGCTTTTTCTGCAGTCGTAAATTTTTTACGAAGAACTTGCTCAGTTTCATCTGTCCGTTTATGCCATGCATTTAAAGCATTGCCATATTCGGGGTCTGAAAATAACCTAATAAATTTAGTAGTATGATTAGCATGTTTTTCTAGCAACTCATCAGACCATGTAGATGGGTCATTAGGGTCAGTGTCTTTAGTGACCCCTAATTTTTTAAGAAATTCAGGAAGTTCCATTTAATCGTATTTATTTTCTTGTCTGGGAAGAACTTTTAGATTATTGCCGACAGCTAAATAGTGTTCATTAAATTGGCTATTTCTTTTAGCAATACCTTGGACAAGGTTATCCAAATGTGTTTCAAAAGAATCGTTCATAGACAGTTGAATTGGATCAGTATGATGTCCAAAATGTCCAGATATATGATGAAAACTACCAATTTTTCCAAAAGAGTTATATTCTAAAGCATTTTGTTTAGGTTTACCATTTTCAAAAAATTTACTTTGAATTTCATCTTTTGACCAACTTCCATCAGGATTAGCATATATTGGAGCAACTTTTGCTCGAAGTTTATCAATAGGAAGTCCCTCTACTAATGGTTTTGGACTAGTGTAATTAGCTATTTTATGGCCAAATTCATTAGTTTTAATTTTAAATAAACTTCTAATTTTTTCAGGATCAGTTTCATATGGACCAGTAATTAATCCATTATTACTTTTGTTTTTTATTTGAGTAATGTTTTCGGCACGACTTGTAAATTTAGGACCAATTTTTGCATAAAGTGCTGGATTGTTTTGACGCATTTTTTCAAGATGTTTTGCGTGGTTTAATGTCAACTCTGCAGACCAAGTACTAGGATCATTAGGGTCAGTGTCATCCCTAACTCCTAATCTAGATAATCTATAAACATCAAAATTATATGCCATTAGTCTTTCTTTTCAGTAGACTGTCTATTGCCTTCTGCCATCTGAGATAAAATAATTGCATCTTGCATATTTTTAAAACGAGCACTTGCAGATGACATTGGCGTTCTAGGCGATGTTGGAAATTTTCTTTCAAATGACTCAATATCACTAGGAAACTCTTCAATAGGTTGACCGTTATCCATAGTAATCTTAAAGGTAGAAGTAGGAGCACTATCAAATAAGTCTTTTCTTATAGAAGTTTTTCTTAAAGTAGACTTAAAATCTTTTTTAGGTTTATCTGAAGTAGGTGGAGTCCAATTTGGGTCATCTTTAGCCCAAAAAGGGTTACTTCCACCAAAAGTTGGGGAAGTTGGTGTGTCAGTGATGGGCTCTTCTGCAGTAGATTTTTCTACAGTAACTGGTTCTTCTACGATGGACTCTTTTGTTGGAGTTGCCGGCCCTGTTACTTCAGGCGTAGTTGATTCTGTTAAAGGGGTTTTACTAGCTGCCACGTTAACATAGGCTTCAGGATTACTTTCTTTTAAAACTTCTAGATGACTTGCATGCTTTGATTTTAAAGTGTCAGACCAAGTATTTGGGTTATTAGGATCAGTATACTCATCAATTCCTAATTTTTTAAGAAATTCAGGAAGTTCCATTAGCTATTCTTTACCTCGTTGAATACGTTGAGCGAATGCTGGCACCAACCATTTGGTTGAATAGCGTGTTTAGCGTGAATATCTTCAGGAGTATTTTCGTAATTACCACACCAAGTACACTGAACTTGGTTACCTGCAGGTTCATACGACCCGGCACCTTTAGTGTGACGGAATGCGGGGCCAGAAACTGCTGCAGTGGGGGCTTGTGGAATTGGAGCAGGTTCTCTAGAAGCTGAAGAAACAGGTGCAGGAGAACTTTCTTCATGCTCTTCTTCATCATGGTCTTCGTGATCAGGCTCATTATAATCATTGTGAACAGCAGAGTATGACTCATGCATAGGGCCATTTCCCATAGGTGCTTGTTCTGAAGAACTGCGTGATGTTCTAGCTAATTCATCTGCATCTTTATCAGCTTGAAGCTTACGAGCCCAATCATAAGCGTCCTGACGCTGCAATCGTTCAAATCCAAACTCAGAGTTACGACTTCTTCTTTCTGCAGCTTCTTTGTCCGTTTGTTCAAGAAGAGAACTATTACGATCAAATCGGGCATCTCTAGCTTTATTAGCGTATTCTTCATCCGCAGTCTTAGGCATAACAGCATTTTGATTGCGAATAGTCTCAGCTTTAGCCATTTCAGTTGGAGCAAATCGTTCAATAGATGAAGAACCAGCAGTATTTTTTTCAGTATCAACGTTAAAAGTTTTAAAGTCTGAATTTGCAGCCATAGCAGCAGCATGAGCTTTAAGAGTGCTTCTAGTTTGACGTCCCTGAGCAGTTAACTCATTAACTCGGTTAATGCCCTCTTGCTCAGATTTACCTAATGCTACAGCACCATTTACTAGTGAATCGTGTTTTCTAGCTTCTAATTCAGCATCAATAGCAGCAAGTTTTACTTTTAGGTCTTTTTGGTGGCCCATAGCTTGTGCAACAGCGCCAATATTTCCCCCAGCACCATTGTTACGGCCCGCTTGCCATTTGTTTACCATGTCTAACATACTGCCAATTGATCCTTTGTTTACAAGATCATTAGCATCTGGACCTTGGCTACGCCAATTCTTAAAATCTCCAGCCATTGTTTATACCTATCTTTTAAAATTTGTCATACTTGATTCTAGCTTTTCAATACGTTTTTCGTTCTGTAAAAAACGGTCATTACCCTCATCAAGTCTAAATTTAACTTCTTTTATATCTTTATGCATTTCATCCATAGAATCTTTCATAGATGATCCGCCATTATTTTTAAATTGACCATCTATAGCATTAAGTCTTTCCATTACCCCAGGAACTGCAACTCTACCAGGAGTAGCTTCTTCTCCAAACCAATCTCTAGTAAATAAATCTAAAGAGTTTATTAAAGTTTTAAGTCTTTTAAACACAGGAGTTATTACTTTCCAAATAACTCCCAAAGCTCCACCAACAGCAATTATTGTGGCAGACCACCAAAGAACCTGGTCCATTTACTTTCCTACTACTCGTCCACCACCAAAACCTTCTGAGTTTTGACGGCCTTGCCTAGCCCATAATCTAATTGAAGGTTTTTCTTTAGATTTAGGGTATTTAATGTAGAGAACCTCTGACGACCTAAATTCTTGTATTAAGCTATTAGCTGTACGGTTATTAGGCGCCAGAGGTTTTCTATCTAACATTACTTAGTTGGTGCGTATGGATCTGGTTGAACACCAGGAGTAACTGGTGCAGTTGCAGCAACTGAAGGTTGGTCTACTGCCTGAATAGCAACTGACGCTGGATCAGAAGCTCCTTTTAGCTGTAGCGTCTGAGTAAATGCAGCGTTAATTTCTGCAGAGCTCAACTTTCCATCCTCTAGGAAAGCAATTGACAAAAGACGAATAACTTCAGCTACGGCTAAAATACCGCCTAATGATGCAGAGATAACTGGATTAACTCCGCTAATGGCTCCAGCACCAATAACGCCGAGAGCATTAGCAACGAAGGTAGCAATAATGCGAAGAAAGACATTACCAAAAATTTTCATGATTCTCCTTACGCAGTTGGGGTTTCAGCAGTTGCAACGCCTGGGTGGGCGTGTGCAGTTTGTTGATCAGCGTGAACAACAGGGGTGTGAAGAACAGGTTCTGCAAATTTTACAGGGCGACCAAAACCAGTAATCCATTGAGCACCAACAGTATTTACAGTTACGATACCTGGAATAACTTTGCCAGTGTCAGCAGAAACATAGGTTACGGTTTTCTTGTGTGGATTAACCGAAATAACCATACCAATGTGGTCAGTGTTGGTGTTACGACCAATACCCTTACCAGATTCCCAGTCAAAAATAACTGCGTCACCAGGAAGTACGTGGTTAAAATCGGTGTGCCAGGTTTTGTTGTGCAAGCACAAATCACGCATAACGTGGCACGATACAACTACAGGACGAAGACCTGAGAAGTACGAATAAGCAAGGGCACAGTCATAAAAACCGTGAACACGGTTAGGAAAACCGTGAGTAGTTCCATTTAACCAAGGAAGTTCAGTACGAGGTTTTCCAAGGAATGATTTGAAATGCTCAATAGCATCGTGTGCAGTAATCGACATTTGTATCCTTTCAAGACATTACTATTGTCGGGTATTATTCATCTTTTCGCAGTGGAAACGTAATCACCCAAATAAACATGGTGATAACAATTCCCCATCCCACAATTACTTGGGGAGTTCCATCAAGAACAAGCCAAGCAGCACCCATACCTAGCAATGTCCAAACCTGGTTAATAATGTCGTTAAAAAATTTTTTCATTATTTTCGCTTTCTAATCATTGATGCGGTAGTAGCGATTTGAGAAACAATAACTGTTGCAACTATTACTTTTTGACCTTTTTTACGAGCTTCTGGACTTATTTCTTTCCATCCTATAGAATTAGAGGATGAAAGTTTATGAAATTTTGGTTCCTGTGACGGTGTTGGTGTTGTTGTCGGCTCTACTAGTGTTGGCGATGGGCTTGGTGTTTGTACTAACTCAGGGGTGGGTGTTCCTACTGTTGCCACTGGTGTGGGCATTATTTTTGTGGGTATTTGGGAAGGTGTTGGATTACTTTTGGGAGTTGGGGAGATTAAGGTAGCCTGAATAGTGTAAGCAAGTACTTGGGAGTATTCAGGACAAGGATTTCCGTAAATAGCAGGATCAGCTGAAATAACTACTGAAGTTTTGCCGTTAATTAAATTAAACAATTTATACATGGTACTAAATGACGTTGTACATGTAGGATCTATGTTTAAATTAAAATTATTATCAAAATATGGTTTACCAAAATCTGCCCAAACAACATTTGAAAAAACATATCCTTCTGGAGCGTCAACTTGCATTGAAATTCCCTCAGTATACATATAAGTAAATTTAGCTGGAGGGTAATAATTAGGGCCAGTATCTTGGCCAAAGGCTGGTATTACAGCTAGTAAAGGTGCAAAAGCAAAAAATAGTATAACGATTATTACTGCGATTTTACGCAGTTTATTCAATCAGTCTCCTTAAAAAGTAACTCCACCATCAGGATAAGGTATAGCAGCTCCTGCTCCTCCACCAACTTTAGAAAATGCCATTTCTTTGACAGCATCTAAATTTGACCCAGTTTCAGTCGCAATATTTGGTAATCCTACTACTCCTGAAATATACGCAGGATACCCTTTCCAGTACTCTCCAATACCACTATATGGACCTGCTGAATATACTTCGGTATTCATGGCTTGTCTATAAGGGTCTAATTGACTTGGTTTTGGTATCATTCGTCTTCGTCATCTTCGTCAATGAAAATAAAGTCTTCATCGCCCTCGTCTTCAAGTTCATTCCACATTAAAAACCACCAAATGATCCAAAAGTATTGTTTGGATTATTCCCAAATTGACTACGAGATAAATTTTTTGATACTGCATTAGCCATACCTAATGCCACACCTACTTTTGCAGTCCTTACAACATTTCTAAAAGGTTTATCTAATTGGCCAGCTCTAGCAGCAGTATCAAAACTTTGTCCTGCTTGTTTAATTACATTTCCAACTTGCTCAGTAATTGGGTGGTTTAAAAACCCACCAACTTTACCTCCACCAGTTTTGATGGCATTAAAACTTGGTTTAGCAGCTTGAAAAGCAGGTTTAACAGCATCTGCTGCACCTTTATAAATTGCACTAAATGGTAGACTTGCCATTATCGATTCCTAATTCCTGAAGTATTGTTATTTGGAATATAAATTCCTAAGTTAGTTCTAGGGCCACCAAACATGCCGGTTACTTGTGACATAGAGATCATTAGCCTTCTCCAATAAACGCTTGCTTACCAGCAGTGTAGCCGGCAAAAGAATTACTATCTGCTTGATTGCTTGGGTCTTTTAAACCATTTCCATCAAATTTGTTTGACATTGGAGTAGCAGATTTTAAACCGGAAGAACCTGTGCCGGTACAGCCTTCTCTAAGAGGATCACAAGCATAAGCGCCTGTTCTCATTTCATCATTACAAGACATACTAGTTCTTTCAATAAGTTTATATCTATAGTATGACAATAAAAAAAGACCCTTGCAGCGTAATCTACAAGGGTTCTTTTTTATTTATTGTTTAGTTTAGCAATAATGCAGTACTCGAAACGGGACTTGAACCCGTATGCCCAGGGCGGTTGATTTTAAGTCAACTGTGTATACCGATTCCACCATTCGAGCTTAAAACTAGTCTAGCTCATCAATATAAAGCTCTGTAACATCTAGACCTTCACTGATAGCTACTCTTCTAAAAAAACTTCGATTAGCATGACAATTAGCACATACTAATTCGCATTTAGCCATTTCAGAAATTACAACATCTATATCTTTTGTGTAAGATTTAAAATTTGCTATATTAAATAGTTTAGTTACACCAGGTAAATGATCAAACTGCATTATCCAATAACTGTATTTATTTCCACAATCTGCACAAGGATTATTTTCTTTATACTCTCTTACCATTTCTCTAATGGCAGTTTCTAAAGTTTTAGTTCTGACCTTAGTTTTATCAGGTTGATCTTCTCCTAAATAATAAGAAATAGTACTTTTAGAACAACCTAATTTTGCTTTTATTTGACTATAAGTTAACCCTTGTTCTCTGAGTTCTCTAATTGACTTTTCTAGTTCAGTCATTATTAAACTCTGACTAGCCTGCGCTTTGCTGGATCAAACATCTTTGGATGTTTTTTACTTGCCTTACCATTATTACGGTCTGAATTACGGGCACCTTTTGCCATGTTTATTTCTCCTTAATGTTGCAGGAATACACCTGCTACATATAAGTATACAGTAAAAATTGCTGACCTACCTGGATTCGAACCAGGAACCTTAGAGTTAACAGCTCTCTGCGATGCCAATTTCGCCATAGGTCAATATTAAGTTATGAGATATATTCTAGTAGGTTTTTTATGTTTTGTGTACTATCTTTTAAAATACCTAACGCAACATTGCATGGAAAACATAGCACACCACGAACACAACTTCCACAAGAAAAACGTTTATTACAGCAAGAATGATCATGATCAATGTTAACTGCTTCATTTACTTTACAGGCATGGCAGTTACCCTCGTATAAAGCTAATAACTCATTGTACTTTTCTTCAGTTAGTTTATGTCGTTTCCAGTTAGTTCTGTAAGTAGAACTCATTTGTACTTTTTCAGCGTATTTTTCAGGATTATCTTTATAATACTGAGAAACATAAGTTGAATGACATTTTTTACAAATGTTTCTTCGTCCATCTACATATTTTGCACCTTTGGCAAACAATTCTAGATCTTTATCTTCGTTGCATTTATTACACGTTTTTATCATAAAAACAGTATAGCATTAGTGGACCTGGGGCGAATTGAACGCCCGTCTTACTTCCTCCGACATGCGGCTTTAAAAAGCAATCGACACCATTTCAGGCCCTAGACATCCTGGGCACTGTTAAGCACCCAGGTGTTTATTTGTCTAGTCTACACCAAAGTTAATTGATTTTAATGACTTTTGGGCGTTTTTCAATAGGTAGTTCTCGGTTGAACTGAACAGTCAACATACCGTTCTCAAGCAGGGCATTGGTTGTGGGACTTCCACCCACCGTCTAAACTTTCCAACTCCCAAGATGTAAGTTGCAAAACTTAGTCAGTAAACTATTGAATCACACTTTTTAGTGAATGTCAATAACCTTCGGCTTTTTTTCTTCAGGAAGGTTTTTGTTGAACTGAACTGTAAGCATGCCGTTTTCAAGCAGGGCATTGGTGACTTCCCAATACTCAGCTACAGCAAGTTCTAGTTTAAAATCACGAGTAGCAATTCCTTGGTAAACAACTTCGCCAAGTTGCTTATCTTTTTTCTTACCTTCAATAGTAAGAACAGAATCTTGAACAGTTACAGTGATTTCTTTTTTGTAAAAACCAGCCACAGCTACATTAAGTAGGTTAGTACCATCTTCCAACGACACAATGTCGTATGGAGGATAAGAGGGGCGATTGTTAGTTACTTCTTTGAGTTGTTCAAGAAGGGGAAACCAGCCAATAGATAGGCGGTCTAGGCGGGGAAACAAGTCAGCAATAGTGACTGGTCTCGGCACAGATGGGGTTTTCCACTGGTCATAGTAATCCAAACCATGTGGATTCTTTTTCTTTTGGGTTTTTGACCAAGGGTTTTGTGGGTCAAATGGTTGTTCGTGCATATTGTCTCCTTAGACGACAACTGTGCTATGAGAACGAACGGTTACAATCTCAAATGAGAACGAACGGTTACATTACTGCCCGTAGCACAGTATTAGTTATAGACACCCGATTGGCATGTCTAAAAAGATTATAACAGATTATTTAAATGTTACAGGAATATGAGTCATACCAAGCTGTCTTGCAGCCATAACTCGGTGGTGTCCTTCAAATTGCTGGCCCATATTTTCTTTACTTGTCACTAGTATTGCCCGATCTTAATTGTAATCATTTTTAAATGCGTTAAAATCGTCAATATGTTGTAAAAACTCATGAGGAGTAAATAACCCTTTTTCATAAGGAGCATCTCCATAACCTCCAATATTCTTAGAATCAATACTGGTTGCATCTACTAACCCATGTTTTGGGTGATGATGCTCAATGTAGGGGCCTCCATACCAAGTATGCTTCCAACCATCCGGTTCAGTATGGCTGACATGAAATTGGCTATTTTCATCTGATTTGATCATAGAATTAGGAAAATGAGTAGCACGATTCATAAATGTATAATTACGATGAGTAACTAACTCGTCTTCAGAAGCATCAGACTTAGGGCCACCAAAAATAGCTGCAATTCCATCCATTAAATTTAAAGCAATTGCTTTAGCATGCATTTCTTTTTGTTCATTTTTAGAAACATTACGACCAATAATACCATCAAATTGGGAACCAAGGTTTTCTTCACTTGTCATTATTGTTTTTACCCCAATCATGGCCATTTGTATCATCTTTTTTACTATTTTTATTATTTTTCCAAACATCATCCCCATAAGCATAATTACCAGATAATTTAGAATAATTAAACGCACTAGAATTCATACTGTTAGCTCTAGTGCTTAAACTAAGTGCTAATGGAGTATCCGGATATTTTGTGCTAAATTCTTTAGCTGCCTTTGCCCAATGGCTTGCTGCGTTAGTTAAATGATTTGAAGCTTCTAAATAATTACGATTAACATGCTCTTTAATTGCTGCTTCAAAATGAGGGTTAGCATTAGAAATGTGATTAGCTACTGCATCTAATGCACCTTGCATATCTGAAGTACCAAAAGCATCTACATCTTTCAACAATCCATCAGTATTTTTACGCATACTGACTAAATATAGAGTTAGTTTATCATGCAAAAATTGCTTGCCAAAATTATTCTCATGAGCCATTTGGGTCTTTTGCCTCTCCTATGACTTTGAAACCACGTCTATCATTGATCTCTTTACCCTCAAATCTATTATTAGTTAATTCTTCTGCAGGACTCAATGGCTCTACTTCCCAAACTTTAGGGGTATAACCAGCTTCACGTTGACTTTGTACAACAAGTCTTCCATTTGCATAACTTTTAGCAAAATCATAATCTGGTGTGGCTGATGCACCAAATTTTCTTCGTGAGGGAATTATATCTCCAGGTTTATAAGGACGAGAAGATCCATGGTACAAAGTACCAAATTGATGGGCACTATTATTTTGTTCACTCATTTGGGTGTACCTCTGCATTGTGGGCTAATAGATTTGTGTAACCATGAGGAATAATTTGGCCACAACCTCTTGTACAAAGAAATCCTTCTTCAGGTGTTTCTTTTTTAAACCCAAAACCACTGTCATTACGCTCCATGCCTTCTGGTATTGGAGTTTGTTGTGCGGCACTCATCGAAGATCCGGCTCTAGGAGGTTGTGCCTTCTTTTTTCTTTTTTTAGGTTTTTTTGGTTGAGGCCCAAAATCATCATCACCAGAAAGCCACTCACCTTCATTACTCCACATTCTTCCCATTTATTTCTCCTTTCCACCATTGTGCTCTGGATCATGATCCCAGTGGTCTTCTAAGCCCCATCTGCTTTCTGCAACATAATCGCAAGGTTTACCAGTCATATCATTAGTTTGACCACAGTAATGCAACCCGTAATCTTTAGATCGGTAATTACTTTCATTCCAAAACTCATGTGGTTTATCAGAAAAAATAGGTTTATCAGGTTTAGGATATGAAGAATGTCCAACACCGGCATCTTCCAAAGTTGACCAACAAGAGTCACATTCTGGGCTATCTGTACCACCCTCTACACCAGAATAAGCGTGTTTTTTACACATAGAGCAAGTAAATGGCTTACCAAAAGTATTTTGGTACTCTTGCTCAGACATACGCAAATTATTAACTCTATGGTTATAGCTAATATCTGTAAGGTTTAAAGGTTGATTACCTTCGTAATACCCGCTTTTATCTTCTGGCAATTGTGCCATTATTCACTCATCATTCTTTTATAAGAGTTTGCAGTTTCTTTACTTAGTTCAATATGTTTATCAATTACATCATTGATTGGGTGGTTACCAAACGAAGCTTTAGCATAATTAGCAGCAAATGACAGTTGGTGATGGGCCATAAGCATATTTTGTGAAGCTTCATTGTAATCACCAAGTTTGTGATTGTCATATGACTGGCGCAAATATTGTTGTGCTAAATCTACGTGATCTAATGATTTTGGCAAAAATTCTGGTGCATTTTTGTGAGCAAGTAATTCCGGATTCATACGAATATGGTTACCAATATTTACGGCAAAACTATCGCCAATTTGGTTCATAGTTTTTAAATGCTCTAGACCTTTTAAATGATTAAGTACTGGGTCAAATTGACTACCATTTAAATTTCTAGCTCTTTCTTGATCCCATTTGTTAGTTTGCTCTTCTTTAATAAGGCGTTGATGTGCTGCCTCTAAATCATCGTCACTTGGCATTTCAAAGTTATTAGCCATTATTTTACCTTCTTTGCTTCAATACCAAGTTTCTCAAACATTTTAATATTTTTCTTTTTATCGTCATACGCTTTTTTGACATCAAACTTAGGAAGTATATCTTCTTCTAAAAGTTCTTTTTTTACTTTTTTGTCTTTTTCTGTCAAATCATCCGTAGGACGCATTATGAGAGCATCATATGGTATATGGTTCTTATGTAACCATTTCTTAGTTTCAGGGCGATAGTAAGCACTTCTAGCCGTTAATATAACAATATTTTCGCCATTGGCTTTAGCTTTGTGCATTTTTTCTACAATGTCTTCTTTTACAGGCACATCGAGAGCTTCTTTAGCAAAATCCTCATTACGGTGTTTGTGATGTTTTTCATACTTCATGTCATCGGCAATTGTGCCATCTAGATCAAACAACACAGTTTTAGCTCTTTTGTGAAGAGGTTTTTGTAATTCAAAGTCGTTATTCTTTGACATTATTCTTCATCTATTCTCTTAGGGATGCCATCTGATCCTAATCTGTATTTTTTATCATAAACAACTGCAGGGGTATACCCTTTCATACTTACTCTTTTTACAAACTTTTCATACGGCTCTACTAAAGGAAATTTAGCATTGTCATTAAATTGTTTATGAGTAAAGTCAACTACATGCAATCCTTCAGTAGTATGGACAACATTTACGTAATGGTTTTCTTTAGTAATAGGATGCTTAAACTCTAGTTGTCCTGATCTATAATCTGGTAAATAAGGCTCAACTGCATCTGCCGCTTTGTCACATTCTCCAGTAGCACCCCATTTATTTCCGTAAGAATACTGTAGATAGTTTTCTCCAGGTTCACCAGTATTACGATCTATGCCATTTTCCCCAAATCCTGGATGATCAACACTAATAAGTCCTTTAGCAATTGCTTTTAATTCTTTTGGAGTAACAAGTTTTGCTTGGTCAAATTCCATTCGCATTACTTTTTACCTCTAAGTTCCCACATACGTTTACTGATGTTACCTACGCCACTGCCGGTAATGCGGTTAATGTCATTAAAAGTTTGATTTTTGTATGCTTCTTCATTATCTGCTAATTCTTGTTTTGCAGCTAAATGTTGCTCCAAAGAATGAGAAGGAATAATTTGATGAGTGTTTAGTGCACTTCTAATGTGCTGCCAAGTAGACCCTGTACCTGGCTCAATAATACCGCCACATTCATAACAAGTTGGAGATATAGGACTAGTCATTGTGCTTCCTCTCACAGTCCCTAGCTAAGGAAGGCACTGCGTGTTGTTTCTTGCAAACTGTACAGGTGTACTTTGAAGTTTTCATTACTGCAAGTTTACTGGCAACTACTTACTTTTTTCTGCTTATTTTAGTCGACTTCTCCACTAGAACGCTTAGGTAATCTAGATTTAGTAGATTTTGCCCAAAGTTCTCCAAGATCAGTTCTTTGATCTGAATGTACGGGATTTAAACCTTGCTGCTTGGCGTAGTTAAACA